ATGGCATCTTGGCTAGATGGATTTTTTGAGAACCGTAGCTGGTTGAAAATTATTCAATATGATAATAATATAAATGAATTAACTGTTGCAGGATCTAGCATTTCTGAAAAACCACGATTCACGCTCGCAAAATTGCCACCGGCAAGCCTCGTTGACATTGGTTCTGTGGTCAATATTCCGAAATCAGAATTTGCAAACAATGCTGGTATTCCGGAATGGGGTATTGATTTAAAATCCGACAGCTTCAACTTGGTGACATCATATCCAGGTCAAATATTTTCCATGCAAGATGGAACTGTATCTGCTCCACTTGTGGCCGCTTGGACTCCTGGCTCCGCAAATAAAACAAAAATGCCCATCCCAGGCGGGAGCATTGCAATACCGTGGCAACTTATGCATGTTGGTTTGAGAATGCGGGTAACTTTCGTTGTTAAATTTAATTCGGCATCAAATTCTGCGATCTTTGCCCCTGGCTTTGGGCAGGCAGATGATAACTCTAATCCGTATGCGGGCTGGATAGATACATCCTATGCAGCTGGTAAACCATTAGAACTGGTATCAGAGATTTATGTCAGCAGTTCTACAAGTTACACCGCAAGAATGATAATTAAAAACCACCCAACCGGAACACCTTCAGCTGGTTACCCCGTTGATAATAACGCAAGTTTAAATATGGCCGGGCAGGTAACTCACTACATTAATTTCTTTATTGATCCTAACGCAGCAGATTCCGCAGCTACTTATGACATGATTTCTTATAAGGTAGAGTTGATATCATGATTTTTTCGTCTGCGAGAGCAGTGGTATACCCGGATGAGCCATCGACAGATGACATATTATCCCGGCATATATTGGCTACGCCAGTGCCCGGCGTCGGGCATGAAATCGATGGCGTGCTCGCTAGCGCTCAGGCCAGAGCTGTCTACAGGCAAGAGATCATGCCGGGCGAGGGTTTGTTGGCGGCCAGCGCTTACAGAGAAACCAGGCCGGATGTCGGTGATCCAGTTGTATTGTCGGTTACTACTACAATCTTTGCAGTAGATTCAGTCGATCATTTTGTGACGATGCCACTGGTCACTATAGCTGGCGAAGGGTTGCTGGTTGTTTTGACAACCGACGGGGATTCTTCGGTTACATTACCGGGTGAGTGGGATAGCGTCTACAGCTCATCGATAACAAGTACCTTGCGCGGGAGTGTTTTCGCTCTAATTGCCGACGGCACAGAAGGCGGGACTACTGTTAATTTCGTCACAAGTGTTGCCGAAAAAGGCGCGGCACAGGTTTACAGAATTACAAATTGGAACGGCACCCTGGCTGGTATACATAATGGCACTGCCGTAACGGGCAGTGCCGGTTATACCGCCGATCTGCCAGCAGTTACTGCACCTTGGGGGCCTGCAAGGATGCTATGTATCGGTGTGTTGCATACCTCTACATCACAAACCGTCTCTTCCGCGCCTGCCGGATATACCGATTTTATACAAACGTCATCAGGGGCTAGCACAACCGATGCTCAATGCATCACTGCCAGAAAATTTGTTAATGCCGAAACTGAAGACCCAGGTGTATTTACGATGTCTGGCTCGGGCGCATCTAAAATTTACAATACTTTGCTGATATGTCCGGCTAATGCCGGTATGTACTATGAGCGCTTCAATATCACTCGTTCGGGCACTACTTTGTGGGCCGGGTTGTACACATCGCAACCCTATCAAGTCCCCGATGAAAACATAACCAGGGCGATTATAGTAATTCACGGCAAGAGTCTTGATGCCTCAGGATATAGCAATGTCGTCCGGAAAAACATGAAGGATTATCTCGGCAAGGCTATTGTCGTGGCCCCGTTTTTTGAACGGAATATTGCCCGCGCGGATATTGACCAATTATTTTGGGGGTCTTCGTGGCCCGAATTAGGCAGGTCAAGTTCTTTATTGCCGTGGCGGATAAGCTCGGGCGAAGTTTTGGATTTGCTGATGGCCAGTTTATATAGCACATTTCCGAATCTAACAAGTATAGTTATTTCCGGACATAGCGCAGGAGGGCAGATAACCCAACGAGCGGCATGCGTTTTTGGCGACAGAGATGATGTTGCATTTCTAGCTTCAGCGCCGTCGAGTTACGCCTACCCAGGCCCGCATAGATATAGTGCGGGGAGCTGGGGAATCCCCGTCAGTCCGGCAACTTACGACGATTGGAAGTATGGTTTTTCTAATTTGTCGACAGTGACGTATGTGGATGCCATCGGCGCTCATGAGATGTGCAGACGATTTTTTAAGGCAAAAATCACCTACATGGTAGGTGAGCTTGACAATGATCCCGCCAGCAGCAGCTTGGACGTTACTGCGAATGCGATGGTGCAAGGCGCACAGAGAAGGGAGCACCAGGACAATTTTTACAATTATTTGAAATACTACCACGCATGGAGATGGTGAAATGTTATACATACCTTGTGATACATTGTTTTACCCAAACGAAACGTTGGTTACTGCTAATATTTATTCTCAAATGGGTACTGTTGCAGAAACACTTAAAGGAAATCCTCCACAGGAATACTATAAACGTGCTTATATGACGATGGCCAACATCCCACATGGCAGCGCTATCCCGCCAACGTACATCGCAAAATTGGCAAATGATGCGATAAAGAATGTCTGGTGGGATACTGGAGCACCGTGGGTTATTGCGGGATCGGCCGATAGCAACACTTGCACAAATGCCCGTGTTTTGGTCGCCGCGATGGAGGTCTACGTGTTGCGAAAGTCCACAGGAAAATGGGAAAAGCTGGTTGAAAATGACGGAAAGCTTAATTTTGGGCTTGATTATTATCAAATCAGCCCGCTCAGTTTTATTGGGGCAGCAGATAGAAAAGTAGCTGGCAAGGTTAATCTGCCGTCGTTCAATGATTTCTCGAATGTAGGCACCCGTGGCACAAACGTAAGCGCCGCCACAGATTACCGGATGATGCACAACGCGGCGCACAGTAAAGTAGCTCTACCGGGCGGAGGAATTGATCTGGCGGGAATTTTCGTCACTTGCAAGGCGTCGTTAATTTCTGAGAGCGGTGATCTGTCTTTTAACGGAGTATGTAAAAAATACGCCAGTATCGGCTTCGATTTTTGGCCAACTCTAAGTTCAAGCCTTGCTGGTGATATGGCTTTTTCTTCAGGCGCGAGCTACAACCCTGGCAGCGGACAAAGCCAGTTTGTTCTGTTGCCGACAGACGGTTCGTGGTTGCGGCTTTACTATATACCGTATCTTGGTAGTGGGGCATTTATCGATACCACGCCAGCATATTACCAGGCCAATGGCGCGGCGGCGATGACGTTGACGGCTGCTCAAATTGCAGCGAATACGCCAAAATTATTACCAAATACTACAATAGGTTAATAGAAGGGTAAACATAATTGATGCACAAGCATCAATTATGTATTGACTATAAATATTATTTAATGTAAAATTATATTTTACTATGGAGAATATTAATATGCCTTGGGTAACTAGATGTTCTTTAAAGAATATTGAAATTGGTAATCATATAAAACCTACAAACTGTATATTAATAAGGATATTAGATCCTGATAATAAATATCCTCCTAAAGTATTTTATGAAAATTTATTTAGCAGTATATATACATTCTCATTCTTGGATCTAGATAAAAATGATCCAGATCCAAGAATGGAATCAATTAATAATATTCAAGCTAAAGAAATAGCTAAAATTATTAAAAGTGCTAATGATAACAATCATAATATAATGGTTCACTGTACTATGGGATTAAGTAGGTCTGGTGGAGTATGTGAGGCTATTGAAGCTACTTTTGATTATGAATATTTACATGATGGATTTTTATGTCCAAATTTATTAGTAAAATCTAAAGTTTCACGGTTTATTAATACCTTATTAAAAGAGGAAGAAATACAATATGATGAAATATTTAATTAATATTACTAAATTAATTAAAGGTAGACTAGGTATAGAATTATATATACTAATTATTAATTTAAATGAAAAAATTAAAAAGTATATAAGTAATTCTAATGCTATAACAAAAGCAGATTATGTATTAAATAATACTATTTTTAATACCAAAAAAGCCCAGAGATAGTTCTGGGCTTTTTATTACGGAATATTATGACAAATAACGAAATAAAACAACAAACAATATTTAAAACTCCTGTAATTGCAGAATATAGTACCATTTATATATACGGAGAAATAACAGAACCAAAAGATTATATAAATGAAATAGTTTTTATTAGAGAAGCTAATGAAAGTGATTTAATAAAAATACACTTAAATACCCCTGGGGGTAATTTATTTACGGCTCTTGCCATAATATCTGCAATGAATGAATCAGCTGCACATATTATAACAGTAATAGATGGGGAATGTTGTAGTGCAGGAACTCTTATATTTCTTAATGGAAAAGAATTTGAAATAAACCCGAGCTGTTCTTTTATGATACATACATACTCATCCGGGGCATTTGGAAAAGGTCATGAGATAGCATCTAATGCTAAATTTCATTCTGATTGGTTTACTGAAATAGCTAAAAGATTCTATACAGGATTTTTATCAGATAAAGAAATAAAAGATGTTATAGATGGGAAGGATTTATGGATGAATGCTGAAGAAGTATCATTAAGATGTTCATACTTAATAGAAAATGTAGAAAAAAATTCTTTAATTGACGATAATGATGATTAGGAGTATAATTTAAAAATGGTAATATTAATAGTTTTAATTATTAGCCTTTGCGCTTTATTAGAGTTTTTAACCTTAAAAGAAGCGTTTACAGAAATATTAGGTAATGCAAATTCCATAATGGTTAAAAATTATAAATTAATATCACTATATATAATAGTATCTATGGTACTATTCCCAGTAACACTAATATCTACAATTATACCAAATTGTAGGGCTATGTGGTTTGACATTTTATGTAACAGTATTCAAAGGAATTTTAAATGATTTTTTATTTAGTTATTGGTTTAACAATTGGATTTTATATTGCAACATCATTAGTAATGTCTCTTATTCAGGAGGCTAGAGAGGATGATATTGATAATGCGATTACACGTAACCCTGTATTAACTGTTGTTCTCAATATCGCTTTTACTGCTATTATTTGGCCAGTATTCATTCCATACTTCTTTTCCGAAAGATTTAGAGAATCCTTAAAAAATGGATTTATTCAAGTAATTAATACAGATAATTAATCTGTATTGACTATATTTCTATTATTTGATATAATATTATTTTAAATCGGAGAATGTCATGGAATTTAAACATTTTGATTATACTAAAACTAACGGCGACATTTCCAATAGAAGAGTAATAGTATTACAACCTGCGAAAGATTATGATCATACAATTGATATTTCTGATGTTGAACTGCCTATGGCGGAAGAGATTTTAGCTGCCGAATTAAATAGACTGCATACAGAGTATATGAATGGGCTTAAGCAACTGTTATCTGAATTTGGATTAGAAAATAATATTAGAAATTTTAAGATTAGTAGAATGAGTAATATAACAAAAGGTAATTCTTAATATGCACTTTGAAACTTACGAAGATGTTAAGGGAATGCGTATTTGTAAAAAAGTAAGCCCTTCCCTAGCAATTCAAATACATGAGCCATTTACAGTAATGTCCTTAGAAGGTTTAGTAGTAGGAAAGGCAGGAGACTACCTAATGAAAGGCCCTAAAGGCGAGTTGTATATTAACGACAAAGCAATATTTGAACAATCTTATACTTTTATCAAGGATAACTAATATGGCAGGAAAATGGGATGAAGAAGGATTTAAAGAATCAGTAAAAGCAGCTTATCTTGATAGTGACCCATCACCTAAAACTAATGCTGAGATTCTAAAACAATTAGGGGAGGACTTTGATGTAAGCCCTAATTCGATTAGAGTGTTTCTAACTAGAGAAAATGTTTATGTGGCAGAGAAACCTAGTGAAGCTTCTTCTGATAAAGAAGCTAAGCCCGCAGGTGGAAAAAGGATTTCAAAAGAAGCTGCTATTTCGGCCTTAAAAGCAAAAATTGTTGCTAGTGGTAAAACCATTGATAATGAGATAATTGATAAATTAACTGGAAAAGCTGCTTTATATTTCGCTGAACTATTATAGGATTACATCATGGCTATACGGAAATCTAAGGATGAAGCAGAAAGATTGACCACTGAGAGATTACTCAGAGTAATAGATCTTTTAGAACCTTCAGAAGAAGGTGTAAAAGCAATTTCAAAAAAAGAAGCTTGTGAATTTCTTGGTATTTCTTATAATACTACTAGGTTAGCTACTATTATAGCTGATTTTAAAGAAAAAGTAGCCACAGATAAAGCTAGAAGGGAAGAAAGAAAAGGAAAACCAGCTTCAGATATTGAAATTAGTTTTACTATTAAATCTTATTTAATAGATGATATGCCGATATCATCTATAGCAGATGCCCTATATAGGTCTCCTGCCTTCATTTCTTCAATACTTAGAAATGAAGGTATAACAATGAGACCTAATTCTCATGATTACTTTCACCCTGCTTTAATATCGGACTTAGATTCCAGAGATAGATTCCAGATAGGGGAAACCGTATATAATGCTAGATATAATGTTAATTGTATTATTAAATCTGAACAAGAAAGTCAAGAACATGGCTATGTATATAAAGTATGGCTATTAGGTGATTATCAGCAATTTGCGTACACGGCAGTATATGATTTAGGAAGTCTTGATATATTGAATAGGATTAATAAAAATTGAAAAATTAATATTCTCAAAAGAAGTAGATGATCAACTTCTAAAAATAGAAATAACAAAGTTTAAGGATATTGATTATATACACTTTAGATGGTGGTATAAAACTTTTGATGAAGAGTACTTACCTTCAGATAAAGGTATATCGATACCTTTAAACTTAGAATCTATAAAGATCATAATGCAAGAATTATCAACTTTAATGTCTATTAAAGATATAGAAAATATACTCAATGAACGAAAAAATACAAAAATACTTGGAGAAAGCATCTAAAGCTTACTATGAAGGTAATCCAATAATATCAGATCTTTTATTTGATTCTTTATCAGAATACTATAATTTAGAAGAGAAAGTAGGTTATAAGGATACATCTGGTACTTGTAAGCATTATACTCGGCTATATAGCTTACAAAAATTCTACGAGGATTCCAACCATAAAACCCCATTAGAAAATATTAAAAATCTTAGTTATAGTCCCAAATTAGATGGGGCTGCAATTTCTATTCTTTATTATAATGGAGCATTAGTAAGAGTATTAACTAGGGGGGATGGTATTGAAGGTAAAGACATAACGGATAAGTTTTTAGAAACTTCTATTATACCTAGATCTATTAAATCTAAAGAAGCTTTTATTCAAGTAAGTGGGGAAATAGTAGCTCATAAAAGTATAGAAAATTCCAGAAATTATGCAGCAGGTGCTTTAAATTTAAAAGATATCAATGAGTTTAAAACAAGAGCTGTAGAATTTTTTGCTTACGATGTATATCCTCATCAAAGTTTAACCTATGAGCATGATATGGTATGGTTATCTAATAATGGATTTAGTACTGTGAAAGATCAGGATATAGATAAAATATATCCTACTGATGGAATAGTATTTAGAGTAAATATTCATGCTGAAGCAGATAAAATGGGGTATACATCTCATCATCCAAGATTTGCTTATGCTCTAAAAGAAAGGCAAGAAACGGTGGAAACTGTAATACTGGATGTTGAATGGAATACTGGTAGAACAGGGGTAGTAACACCTGTAGCAATACTTGAACCTGTCTTCCTTGGGGATAAGGAGGTATCCCGTGCCACACTACATAATAAAGAGTTTATAGAAACTTTAGATTTATGGGTAGGAGATACTGTAGCTATAAGATTAGCGGGTATGATAATACCCGAAGTCGTGCATAAAGTAGAAGCATGAGAAAATTAAACTTGATTTGTAGTGCGTAATACCTTATAATAATCAAAATGAGAAAACAGATAGAAATACCAAAAACGTGTCCAAGTTGTAATTCAACATTAATATTAATTAATGCTCAATTATTTTGTAAAAATATTATATGTTCAGCTAGATCAGCTAAAAATATAGAACACTTTGCAAAAACAATAGGTATAAAAGGACTAGGTCCATCAACTATTAAACAACTAGGGATTAACCATTATGTAGAGCTATATGGACTTTCTCTACAATCACTGATAGAAATACTAGACAGTGAGAAGAAGGGCAATAAACTTTACGAAGAAATACAACGATCAAAAGATGCAGATTTTGCAACAATAATTGCATCTTTCGGAATACCAAAAATAGGTAAAACAGTAGCTAGTAAATTAAGTACAGTTTCTAGTATATTGGATCTTTCTAAACAAAAATGTATGGAATTAGGTTTGGGTAATATAGCCTCTGATAGCCTAATGGATTTCATTAATTACGAATTTAAAGAGATAGAAAGTCTTTTACCATTCCCACAACTTTACAATAATGTGGAAGTAACTAATAAACCAATAGTGAAAACGATTGTTTGTATAACTGGAAAGTTAAAATCCTTCAAAACAAAAACAGAAGCCAAGTCATACTTAGAAGCTATAGAAATTTTAGTATCTGAAAATATTACTAAATCTACAAATTATTTGATAGATGAAGATAATAAAGACAGTATTAAGAGACAAAAAGCAGAAGAGTTTGGTATACCAATAGTAACTAATTTATTAACTTTCATAGAAGAGAAAACACATGAGTACAAAAAAATGGACTGAAGAAAATACCAAAGCATTAGTTGAAGCAGTAGGTGCACCTTCCGGGGCAGTTACAGCTGATCAGGTTAGAGAAATCGCCGCAGATATGGATGTATCAGATCGTAGTATTAGTGCAAAATTGCGTAAATTGGGCTACGAAGTAGCCAGCCTTGCTAAAGAAAAAACATCCGCATTTACAGCAGAAGACACGGCTGCCCTAGTCCAATTTTTAGATCTTAATCCTGGTGCATTTAATTATGGAGAGATCGCAGAGCAATTCAAAGGTGGTGAATTTACAGCTAAGCAGATTCAAGGTAAAATCCTAGCTTTGGAAAAAACTTCTTTAGTTAAAGCTTCTGAAAAAGTAGAAGCTGTACGTAAATATACACCGGAAGAAGAAGCTACATTTATTGAATTAGCAAATGCTGGTGCTTATATTGAAGATATTGCTAAGGAATTAAACAGAGAAGTTTCTTCTATTCGTGGAAAGGCGTTAGCACTCTTAACCAAGAATTTAATTGATAATATTCCAGTACAACGGGATTCAAAAGCTAAGGTAGAAGCTGATCCTATTGAAGCATTGGGTACAGATATAGCAACTATGACTGTAACAGAAATTGCTACTGCTACGGGTAAAACAGAGCGGGGTATAAAAACTACTCTAACTAGACGGGGTATTAAAGTTGCAGATTACGACGGTGCTAAAAAACAAGAAAAAGCACGTGGTAAAGCTGAAGCAGAAACTGAGTAATTAATAATAAGGACTGTGGGAAACCCCAGTCCTTTATTTTTATGGAGAATTTATGCCTAGAGTAACAATTCGATATGATGATTCGAATAGTCTCACTATAGAAGAAATAGTGAGACAGGCACAAAGTAATTATGGACAACTAACAGAAGTTGAAGTAACTTCTAGCTCTCAGTTACCCCATGATCAGATATATTGGGCTATACAACAAATAATAACTAGAGAGCAAATTAGTATATTATTTGATAAGACTTGTTCATATAACAAATCAATAGAGCAATTAAAATCTAAAACTTTGCAAGATATTACCGAAATATTAGACCAAGTTATAATTGATAATGAAGCAAAGGTGGAGGTGATGTAAATGGATGTTTCGGCAGTAGTACTGCATAAACTTCTGTCCGAGCAAAGTTTAGATATATATAGTAAATTAAAGTTAGTATTTTTAGACCCAGCTTATTCTACATTGTTTACATTAATTTGTAAGCACTATGAAAAATATGGTAAAGTTCCATCTTTTTCTGACTTAGAATTAACAATTAGAGAAGGCCAAGCCTCAAAAGTACTAGCTACTATTAAACTTACAGAAGTTCCAGATGTTAGTGCAGATTTAGCTATTAATGCATTATTAGATCAATTTACACAATCAGAAACAATAAAATTACTAGAAAAATTTGTACCAGTTTTACCAATATGTGATTCTGCTGAAATTAAAGAACATTTAGCTTCTATAGCACTTACTATAGAAGAGAAAACCTTTACATCTGAGAATGTTTTTTCTATGAATGATCTATGTATATTTCATAGATCGGAAGATATTTTAAAAGATAGGGTTTATTTAGGATTTAATAATACTTTTGATGCTCAATTAAGTGGAGTAGCAAAACAAGAACTAATATTATTAGGAGGTAAAAGAGGTTCTGGAAAATCATTAGTATGTAGCAATATATTTGCATCACAATATGAACTTGGTAATACTTGTGTGTATTTTACTATAGAAATGACTGCTAAAGAGATAAATGAGAGAAATTTATCAATATTATCTGGAGTATCTCATTCAAAAATAAAAAAGGGTGATTTATCAAAAGATGAAATAATAAAATTAGCAAAAGTTAGATCATCTATGTATATAGATGGTAACCAGGCATTTGAAGATTTTTTACATCATAATGATAGATTCAAATTTGAAGAGAATTTAATTAGAAATTTTGAATTAAAACCTAGTAATCAAATGGTAATAGTTGATGATAGAAACTTAAGTATGTCCACTATAGATTTAAATATATCTAAAGCTAAAGCTAAATTTGGAGACGCTTTATCAGTAGTTATTGTTGATTATATAAATCAGATAGCTATTGAGGGTAATCATAATATGTATGATTGGCAACCTCAAGTAGAAATAGCAAAAAAATTAAAAAATCTAGCTAGAAAGTATGATGTAGTATTAGTATCTCCCTATCAAATTGATGACAATGGGCAGACTAGATTTGCTAAAGGTATATTAGATCCTGCTGATATTGCGTTATTATTAAATGCACATAAAAAAGAAGATAATGCTATATCTTTTGAAACTACTAAAATTCGCGGAGACAATGAGCTAGATGTAACATCTCCTATTAATTGGGAAACTCTAAAAATATCTCCTACAGATATAGAAAAACCTAGAAAACAACAAAAAATTAAAGCTAATGAAACTACAACTTTGTCGCCAGAAGATGGTACTGATTTACCGTGGGATACATAATTTATGAGTAATCATATATATGAATTATTAATAAGTAAGGGTCATAAAGTAAGAGCATCTGGTCAAGACTATTTAATTCATTGTCTGAATCCCGAACATGAAGATAGAAATCCAAGTTTAAGAATAGATGTTAACTCTGGAAAATTTAGATGTCCAGTATGTGGGTTTAGTGGTAATATACTAAAATATTATAATATACTAACTACAACTGCATCTATAAGAGTTAGTATGCTAATGAATAAAATAAGTGCGTTAAAAGATACGTTAACTGGACTACAATTTCCAGCTGGTACTGTAATGTATAAAAATTCTTTTAGGGGTATATCTACTAAAACATTACAAAAATTTGAAGCCTTTTATACTACATCTGTTCAAGATATGGACGATAGAATAATATTTCCTATCAGAAATGTGTTAGGTAAAATACAGTGTTTTGTTGGTAGACATACAATGTCTGATTCAGGTGCAAAATATAAAGTATTTCCTAGTAATGCTTCATTAAATTGCTACCCTATAACTATAGACAGTAGTAAACCTTATATTATATTAGTTGAAGGATTATTTGATTTATTAAATTTATATGATAAAGGAATGACTAATGTTGTATGTACCTTTGGGGTAGACTTTTTATTTAAAAATACAGATGCTAAATTACTACCCTACAGAGTACAGGGAATATCAACTATATTTATAATGTATGATGCTGATAACGCAGGTAACATCGCAGCTAAAAAACTTGAACCTATATTACTTGAAAATTTATATAATGTTGAAATTATAAACTTGCCAAATGGTTCTGATCCTGGTATACTTACTGATGATGAAGTGAAATATTATATGGAATATATTGATGAAAAAAGTAGCCATTATAGATAAAGCCCCAAGTAGAACAAATTACTCGACATATTTTGATTTTGATTTTGAACTATTTCATATGTCTGATGTACCAATCAAAAAGCTTTTGAAAAAAGATATAACATTAGAAATAGATTTATCTCCATATGATTTAGTAATCCTAGTAGGAAGTGAAGCTGCTAAAGCATATGCAGGAATAACAAGTGTATCCACAATGATGGGACATTTAGTTGATAATAAGTTTGTATCAATTCCAAATCCTTCAGTACTTATATTTAAACCAGAAGGAAAGCATGATTTCTTAAGAGCAATTGATAGAATAAAAAATATATTTATTACAGGTTCACAATTTATTCAGCTAGGAGATTTTAAAGGAATAAATGATACACAAGAGGCTAAAGAGTTCTTGATAGAAGTTTTAAATTCTGGTACTATGAAAGTCGCGGTGGATACTGAAACTACTGCTTTATATCCTAGAGATGGGTATGTGTTAGGAATATCAATATCTTATAAAGAAAATCAGGGTAGATATATATCTACTGATTGTTTAGATGATGAATGTTTGCGCTTACTACAACTTATTGTGAATATGAATAATGGGTCAGTATTTCATAATATGAAATTTGACTTTAAGATGATAAAGTATCATCTAGGTATAGACTTTGATAGACTCAAAGTTGATGATACAATGGTAATGCATTACCTATTAGATGAAAACTCTCCCCACGGATTAAAAGCATTAGCTTTAAAATACACTGATTTTGGGGCATATGATGATGAACTAGATGACTTTAAAAAATCTTATTGCAGACAACATGGAATAAAAGAAGAAGATTTTACATATGATCTAATTCCTTTCGATGTTTTAAGTAGATATGCAGCTATAGATGCAGCAGTTACTTTAACATTATATAATAAATTTCTTCCAATTTTACAGGCAAATCCGCGTTTATATTCTGTTTATAAAGCTATCGGAATAAGAAGCACATTATTTCTAATGGATATGGAAGAGGAAGGTATACCTTTTTCTGAATATAGATTAAAAATAGCAAAAGAATTTCTTGATGAAGAAATAGAAATAGCAAAAGAAGAAGTATTTTCTTATAAAGAAATAATTCAATTTGGAATAGATAATGATGTAATATTTAACCCAAATAGTGTATATCATTTAAGAGCTGTTTTATTTGATTATATTGGATTAGAACCAACTGGTAAGAAAACTGCTACTGATGCTATATCTACGGATGCAGAAGTTTTGGAAGAGCTTTCATCTAAACATCCATTACCAGCATTACTTTTAAAAATAAGGCAGCTAGGAAAGATACGCAATACTTATATAGATAAAATTTTAAAAGGTATTAATAAAAATGGAAAAGTACATACCAATTTTAATAATACCTTTGTTACTAGTGGAAGGTTATCTAGTAGTGGTAAATTTAACGCTCAGCAATTGCCAAGAGATAACTCTATAGTTAAGAGTTGTATTAAAGCTCCTAAAGGTTATAAAATAGTCTCACAAGACTTAAAAACTGGTGAAGTATATTATGCAGCAGTGCTAAGCGGGGATAAGGCTTTACAAGAAGTTTTTAAATTAGGTGGAGATCTTCATAGTGCAATAGCTAAAGCAGTGTTTAATTTACCTTGTGATGTAGAAGATGTCAAGCAGCTATATCCAGGAATGAGGCAGGCAGCAAAGTCGATTAATATAATGGTTGACTATAAACTACTTTAATTGCTGGGATACCCTATTATTAAGTTAAGGGCAATCAGCAGCGAAGACTAAAATATCCTGGCAGATATTTTAGTAACGTTCAACGACTAGCCGAAAGGCGTAGGGATCAAGTGATTCCGAAACAGGTAGATATTAAATGGAAAAATTAATAGAATTAATGCAAGAATTCTATAGGGAAAAACCTCCTAGCACTGTAGCAGAGTACACATCCAATTATCCAATAGGGTACTCAAGGACTGCTCTTAAAAAGAATTATAATTTAACAGTTTCACAGCTATTAGAAATTATAAATATAAAGTATAAAAACATTTATACTTTAAAAAGTAGTATTGAAAATTTATACGCTATATGTAGTAAGCTTCATATAAAGTTAGTAACAGATATTTCAACCTATAAAACAATTAGAAAAACCCAATTAGAGTTTATTTGTGAAAAATGTAATGAAAAATATTATACAACATATGATTCTTTAAAATTATGTACATACGGATGTGCTAATTGTGCAGGTAATAAACCACATACCATAAATAATATGCGGGAAATACTAGCCGAAAAGTACAAAGAATACACAATTTTAGAATTTCCAAATAAAGTTAATCGAAATTCCATGACGGGAGCTATAATTAAACTAAGACATAGTTGCGGGACAGAAATAACTAGAAACTTGGCACATATATGGTATAGAGAAGCACATAAAATGTGTCACAACTGTTGGCCCTCTAAAGTATATAATGTGGAATTCGAAGGTAATACATTTAATTCTAAATTTGAAGTTGAGTGCTATAAATTGTTACAGGCAACAAATAATGAAATTAAATTACATGTTAAGTATAAAGATTTACATAATGAGTGCACTAAACATTGGCGATGTGATTTTATAGTTAATAATTATATAATAGAGGTTACTTCATATAGTCCAAATTCAGAGCATGAGAAATTTATCTCTCATGCTAATAATTTAATAGAAAAAGAATTATTTGTTAAAAAGTTTTTAACAAATTATAAATTTATAGTCATAAGAAGCTTGCCAGAGCTTGATAAATTTATAAAAGAACATTTAATATAAGATATAGTCTGAACTATATAGTAATATATAGAGGGATATCGGAAACGGGTATCCCATAACACATTGCACATTCGGAATTTTATATGGTGCTTCAGCAGGAAAAGTATCACAACAAGTTACAGAGGCAACGGGCGAATACTATAGTTTAGAAGATGCAGAATCTGCTATTAAGGATTATTTCACTAAATTCAAAACCTTAAAGAAATGGTTAGACGCACAAAAAACCTATATTAGTGAACACGGATTTATTTATTCCTATTTTGGTAGAAAACGTAGATTACCAAATGTAAGATCTTCAGATAATGCTATAGCATCTCATGAAGTTAGAAGTGGGATTAACTTCTTAATACAATCTGTGTGCTCTGATGTAAATTTAATAGCTGCTATGGATACACAAGATGAATGTAATAAATTAAATATAGATGCTAAGATATTTATGTTAGTTCATGATTCAATAGTTGCCTTAGTTAGAGAAGATCAAGTGGATGTATATAAAACCATAGTTCAAACTAATACCCAAACTGATAGGGGTGTATCTATACCCGGCTATCCTATAGGAGTAGATCAAGAAGTAGGAGACGATTATAGCTTTGGAAAATTTGAAAAGCAATATACAATTAGAGAAGATAAATTGGCCCGTGTTTCTCCTTAAAAAGGAGAAACCAATAATTTATAACAAAATCATTGGCTATTTAAAACACTCACTTATAGTAGATGATAATGAAATTAATAGTGAGTTTCTAATAATTGATGATAAAAATATAGATGGTGATTCTCTAGGATCTAGAAGATTAAAATTATTACATAATAATGTTAAGTTATTTAAATTAAGAAAAGCTATTTATATGATCGGTGATTTAATAAGATTAACATCAGGTAAAAAGTCTTGGGCAATAGATAATTCGGGAACAGTCTTTAACTACATAAAGACTGTTCGTGCGCCACTAACTTGCCATAAAATAGTAAAAATATTACGTGTACCCACCGGTGGATTAATCCTAGAATTAGAAGGATTATCAGAAAGATTTAAAATACTAAATAGTATACAAAATTGTAAATACGCAGGAATACTGCGGTTTAATAAAACAATGATACTATATGGCCTCTATGAAACACCATTTAAGAATACTTATAGAATGATATAACATGGGAAAAGCTTTAATAACTAATAAAATATACTTGGAAGGTTTAAACGATACTTATTTAGATAAAATAGCTTCTGAATTAACTTATAAAATACCTAAACCATTTAATCCAAATGCATCTAGATTTTCTAAATCCCTACCTGTAGAAATAATAAAAAATTACAGACTCCTACCTAATAACATAGTTGCTATCCCTCAAACTAGAGAAGATCTTATACCAGAAGGTTACGAGATAATTGATAAGAGAGTGCAAAAACTATGCGAATTTCCGACACCTAGATATCTATTATACGATAATCAAAAAGTAATATATGATAAAGTTTATGATAACGTAATTATTAATGCATCACCTGGATGGGGTAAAACTTTTACTGCATTATATATAGCATGTAAACTAAAACAAAAAACATTAATAATAGTACATACTCTCTTTCTAAGAGATCAATGGATTTCTAGTATTAAAAATTTATTAGGCATTAATTGTGGAGTAATAAGTTCGGGAATAATTGATCATAACTCTCCTATAACTGTAGCTAATATACAAACTCTCAATAAGCATATAAATGTACTATCTAAAGAGTTCGGAACTTTAATTCTAGATGAATGCCTAGATTACGAATCTATGATAGATACTTTGGAATATGGGAAATTAAAATTAGGCAAAATAGTTAATCAAAAAATTAAGTGTAGTGCATTATCTTATAATATAGAAAAAAGTATACTAGAGTATAAGCCTATACTTAATTATTTTAAAAATAAACAAGAAGAATGTTTACATATTAAAACTTCTTTAGGGTCTATTAAATGCACTAATAACCATAATGTGTATACTTGGAAAAATAATATAATTAGTAAAATCCGAGCAGAACAACTCAAAGTAGGTGATTATTTAATTCAAAATAAATTAGGGCATAAATCTAACAATATTATAAATGTAGAGTGGGAATCTATAGTTCTAGGATTATTATTAGGAGATGGTTCCTTACAATTAGATAATATGAAATCTAATTCTTGCAGATTAAAAATTACTCATGGAGTGAATCAGTTAGATTATTTTAATTGGAAAAAAGATTTGCTGAAAACTGCTGGAATATATACTTCTATAGGTAAAAGTGGTTATTGTGAATCTAAAGATGTATACCAAATGAGCACTAAATCATTTATTGATATAAATAGATGGAAACTAGATATTTATAATGGCACTTCTTATAAATGTAGAATAACTAAGGAATTATCTAAGAAATTAACAATAGAATCTTGGGCATTACTTTATCAAGATGATGGATCTAATACTGAAAATTCAATATTATTTAGCTTTTGTAAATTTGATATTGATACGTTAAATTATTTATGTGATAGTTTAACTATGCTTTTTAATGTGACTAATCCAGTAATATTTACCTGTAATAAAGGATTTAACTATATAAGACTTAATAAGGTAGATTCCTTATTATTTAAAGAGAAAATAAAACACTTAATTCATCCTAGTATGTATTATAAATTAGAAGGCATAGATATATCAAATTTGAAATTTGAATTTGATATACCTAAAATACCTGTATTTAATGATAATTTTTGTGTAAGAGTAATTACATCTATACTTCCCGGTAAATTAACTAATGGTTATAGATATAATATAGAAGTAGATGGTAATCATAATTATTTTGCTAATGGATTATTAGTATCTAATTGTCACCACTTACCTGCTACCACATTTACAACTACTGTTAATTCTTTTCATTCTAGGTATAAGATTGGATTAAGTGGCACACTTAAAAGAAAAGATGGCAAACACATATTATTCAAAGATGCTTTTGGTACTAATGTATTAGTAGCTGAGGGTAACGTAATGACTCCAAAAGTACAGATTTTAAAAACAGAATTTGGAACTAATGGTGACTTAGGTTGGGCAGATAGGATAACACAATTATTATCAAATACTACGTATCAAAACTTTATAGCTGATTTAGCAAAATATTATATTAGTTTAGGACATTGCGTTCTAATTTTAGCTGATAGGACTGAATTTTTAGATAATCTAGGATTATTAATAGGTAATAAGTGTATAGTAGTAACTGGTAAAACTAAAAATAGGGAACAAATTGCTGAAGATGTTTTAAATGGTAAGTATGATGCAATTAGTGGATCAACAAAGATATTCTCCGAAGGAGTTTCAATTAATAGATTAAGTGCTGTAATATTAGCAAATCCTATTAATAACGATTCCTTATTAGAACAAATAATTGCTAGAGCACAAAGAAATTTTGAAGGCAAACAAGAACCTATAGTAGTAGATATTAATTTCTGTGGATATGCTGATGCTAAACAGAATGACTCTAGGTATGGATTTTATATGCGAAAGGGTTGGTCAATAGAAACCATATAAAATTTTGACTTGTATAAATATAGGTTAAAGAGTATAATAACATTATCATGTTATTTTTTAATTTAAAATTACTAGAAGATAAAGCAAAAACAGATATAGATCTGTATACTGCACTATATAATTTATATAGTAATAGAAGCCTAAAAAAATCAAGATTAACTAAGAATTTAGTTATACCAAATCTTGGTAAAGGGAGTAGTTTTTTAATAAATCCAGGTGAATTATTTAAAACTAAAAATATTGTTTATGCTAGTCAATATATAAAACTGGCAGGAAGACGAAGTTATATGATGTATTCTAATTATGGAATAACATATTTAGATATGTCATACTATCCAGATATAAACTTAAATATAATTAAGTTTAATTATCTGTTAAATATTACAAATGATAAAATATACTTTAAATTTGAAGGATAAATATGGCACTAGACTTAAGTAAAACAAAAGGTAAAGCTCAAAAAGGCGCTGCTACTTACGAATATAAGAATGGGGAAAATAGATTACGTTTAGTTGGGGGTGTGTTACCAAAATATGTATATTGGGTAAAGTCACACAATAATAAAGATATACCAATTGAATGCCTAGGTTTTGATAGAGAAAAAGAAAGATTTACAAATAAAGAAGAAGATTTAGTGCCAGCATCGTTTCCGGGTAAAAAATGCCAATGGAATTATTCAATGGTATGTATAGATAGATCCACAGGAGAACCATGTGTTATACATTTAAAGAAAAAATTATTTGAACAAATTCTTTCTGCCCAAGAAGATTTAGGCCCAGTAACAGATCCAGTATTAGGATGGGATGTAGTATTTAAACGTGTAAAAACTGGCCCTTTACCTATTAATATAAGTTATGAATTATCAGTATTAAGATGTAAAGTAGCCCCATTAACTGAAGAAGAATTGGCTAAGGTTGAAGAATTTGGGGATATAGATTCTCACTTTCCTAGACCAACTGTCGAAAAAGTTGCAGAGTTAATACATAAAGTTCTTCACGGGGATGAAGAAAATAGCGCAGAAGACTCAACTACAGAATCTAGTATGGATGAATCTGACAAAGAAGCTATGGATGATCTAAAATAATAATTATAGCCCACCTAAATTGGTGGGCTATTTTTTCGGGAGAAAAAATGCCAAAGCTACTGTTCACCGCAGATCTTCATATAAAAGTTGGACAAGAGAATATACCTATAAATTGGATAGAATCTAGATTTTATAGATTTGTAGATCAATTATTAGATATGGCTTCTCTGGCAGATATTTTAGTAATTGGTGGAGACTTATTTGACAGAATTCCATCTGGTAAGAATGGAGTAAAAGAAATATCCTTATTTCTATATTTAATTTCAGTAATACCTATACGAACTATAATATATTCTGGCAATCATGAAGCTGTGACAAAGAATACTACATTTTTATCTGATTTTAAAGATTCTGTTAAAAAAATAAACCCTCTAGTATCTATTATTGATACATATGAATCTATACCAGAATTTAATATAGATATAATACCATATAATTTATTAAAATCAGAAGAATATCCAAATACTCTTAATAATAAAATATTATTAACTCACGTTCGAGGTGAAATACCTCCACATGTAAAGCCAGAAATAGATTTAGATAAGTTAAATAGATGGACTATAGTATTGGCAGGGGATTTACATAGTTATGAAAACTGTCAAAGAAATATTCTATACCCTGGAAGTCCTTATACTACTAGTTTTCATAGAAATAAAGTTAAAACAGGAGCTATCCTACTAGACACTAATACACTTAATCATGAATGGTTACAATTTGATTTGCCACAACTGATAAAGAAAACTTTAAAGGTTGGAGAACCTATAGTTAATACTACATATGATCATACTATCTTTGAGGTTGAGGGTAACGTAATAGAACTAGCTAGTATTACAGATAAAAATATAACTAAAAAATTAGAAACAAGTACAAAAGAATCCTCATTAATTTTAACTAAAAATATGAAGATAATAGATGAATTAAGAGAATATCTATTGTATATTTGCATGCTAGATGAAGAACAAGTTAAGATTTTAATAAATGAGTATTCTAGTACTAACCCGGAATCAAAGCTATGATTATACTAAAGAAAATAAAATGGTCAGATATATTTAGTTATGGAAAAAATAATGAAATAGATTTTACAAAAGATAAAGTAGTACAATTGGTAGGGGCTAATGGAAATGGAAAAAGCTCCATTGCCTGGATAATTGAGGAAGCTTTATATAATAAGAATTCTAAAAATCGTAAAAAAGAATCCCTAATAAATTGGAATTCTGGTGCAAAGAGTTATACTATAGAATTCGAGTTTTCTGTTGATAGTGACAACTATTTAGTAAAAATAAAACGCACTAGTACAATACAAGTTGTATTGTTAAAAAATGGAATTGATATTAGTAGTCATACCTCTACTAACACATTTAAACAAATAGAAGAAATATTAGGCTATAACTTTAAAACATTCTCTCAAATATTATTTCAAACACATTCCTCAAGTCTAGAGTTTTTAAATAGTCCCGATACGGCAAGAAAAAAATTTCTGATTGAATTAATTAATTTAACAAAATATACTGATATTGGTGATATATTTAAAAAACTACAATCGGAATTATCTAAAGAGTTAAGCTATATTGAAGGTAAAATATCTACTATCCAAGAATGGATAAGTAAAAATGAATTAATAGATAGAGATAAAAAAGAACTTTTAGAAATACCCGCAATAGATTCTTCCTTATCCATTGAACGTGACGAAATAAAAATACAATTAGCGAATGCTGATAGTATAAATAAAAAAGTAGAGAAAAATAGAGTTTATTCTCAATCCATATCAAACATTACATTGAATGAATCTTTACAAAAACCTGAAGATTTAAACCCCTACATAATAAAGAAAGCTGAACTTAATAAAACAGTTAAAGATGCAAGGTCAATTAAGGCGACAATTCAGTCTCTAAAAGATAGTTGTCCAACCTGTTATCAAAAAATAACAGAAGAATTCAAATCTAGTTTAATAAAATCTGAAGATGAAAAAATATTGGAATCAACAAATGCCTTAGCAGAGATAGATTCTACTATAAATCAACTACAGCTTATTATAAAAGAGTGGGAATCAAATATAGCTGCTCAGAATGAGCTTGAAAGACTGCACTGTTTAATAGATACAAATATACCGGATTTACTGATTGATAAATCAGATTTAGAATCAAGGCTGAATATTCTTGATTTACATATAAAAAATTCTCTAAAAGCTATAGAAGAAATAAAAACTAATAATAAAATAGCAGAAATACATAATAATAAAATAGATATTATTAATGACCAATTAGCTACGTATGAAGCTGAATTAACTCATTGGAGCAATAAAAATATAGAGTTGGTTCAAAAGTTAGCAAATATATCCGTATTAACAAAAGCATTTAGTACTACTGGCTTAGTAGCTTATAAATTAGAAACTATAACTAATACACTACAAGAAGTAGTTAATAAATACTTAGTTACTTTAAGTAATGGACAATTTCAACTTATATTTAATTTATCTGGTAATGATAAATTAGATATTACTATAAATAATAGTGGAGTTGATGCCGATATAAGCTCGTTAAGTGCAGGGGAGACTACACGTGTTAATGTAGCTGTATTACTGGGTATACGAAAATTAATGTCACAAATTTCAGGAAATAGTATAAATTTACTATTTTTAGATGAATCCATATCTACGTTAGATGCTGAGGGAAAAGAAAAACTAGTAGAGATTCTTCTGGAAGAAGAAAATATAAATACTTTAATAGTATCACATGAATACCAACATCCTCTAATACCGAATATACTAGTTCAAAAAGAAAAAGGTATTAGTTTTTTAATAAGGGAATAATATGATAAAGATAGAATCAATCAAAGAAAATACAACGGCTACTATTAATAATGGAATTCCTGTGTATACCGGACAACTTATTTCTCATGAAGAATACTCCACTCTTAAAGTATCTGGTGGATCAGTAGTGGTATCAATAGATGAATTAGAGATAGTAACTATTAATGATGATGAAAAAGAAAAATTAAGAATAGCGGAAGAGTTAATTAAACAGAAAGAAGTGCAGAAAGAAGTACAGAAAGAAGTACAGAAAGTAAAAGAAACTCCATTAGCAAAGCCTACTACTAAACATAGTACAAAATCTACTAGTGCAAAATCTATGGAGATTTTAGATACTTCTTATCCTAGTGATAATAGTTCCTTATGTGAATAATGGTGGATAGTAAAGAGAAGGGCGCAAGGGCAGAGTTGCTTGTTAGAGATACTTTAAGAAAACATACTGGGTTACAGTTTGAAAGAACACCATTATCTGGCGCGTTAGACGCCAGATATGGACTTAAAGCTGACTTATATATACCTAATGCTATAAATATATATGCTATAGAAATAAAACACTATAGAGAAGATCATATATCCAGTAAAATATTAACTGATAAGAATCCCCAATTAATAAAATTTTGGGAACAAACTATTAGAGAAGCTAAAGAAACTAGTAAAATTCCCTTATTAATATTTAAGTTTGATAGATCTAAATTATTTGTTGCCTTTAATAATATTATACCAAAGGGTAATTATTCCTATTTGTATCATGAGTGTGAAAACCATGATTTTTATATATCACTACTTGAGGACTGGTTAGTACATGAATCTCCAGCATTTATATTATGAGTAAATCATTATCTCCAACTGAATACGAAAATAATCTGCTAATAGTAGATGGATTAAATTTAGCATTTAGATGGAAACACTCAGGAGCTAGAAAGTTTTACAAAGAATATTTATCTACGGTTCAAAGCTTTAGGAAAAGCTACAAAGCAAAATATGTAGTAATAGCCACTGATAGTGGTAAATCTTCATATAGAAAATCAATATATCCTGAGTATAAGGGAGACAGGGATAAGAAATATTCAGAGCAATCTGAGTCTGAAAAACAAATATTTCAAATGTTTCTTGAAGATTATAAAGAATCTTTAAAATACATAGAGGATAATTCGGATATTATTGTTTTGGAGTTTGATAAAACTGAAGCAGATGATATAGCGACGTATATTTCTTGTAAGTATTATTTAAATTTTGATTATGTATGGCTGCTATCTACTGACGAAGATTGGGATTTAATGTTACAAGATAATATGAGTAGATTCTCATATGTGTCTAAAAAGGAATTTTCAATAGAAAATTGGCACTCCCATCATGATTATCCATTTGATAAACATCTTTCTATAAAATGTTTAATAGGTGGAGAGGACAATATAAAAGGAGTACCAGGAATTGGCCCAAAAAGAGCAGTTGAATTAGTTTCTAAGTATGGGGATATTTTCTCTATAATAGATTCAATACCTATTACTTCTAAGTTTAAATTTATTTCTGAATTAAATAAATTTAAAGATACTTTATTACTAAATATAGAACTAATGGACTTAGTTTCCTATCACAGGGAAGCTCTTGGTTCTGAAAATATGGGAATAATTGATAATAAAATTAGGAGCTTATTAGATGGATAAATTAACTATAAACTACGCCTCCACCTTTGGGCACAGTCTGTTTTTAAACGGAAATAACATATCTATAGTCTCAGCTGAAGACGTAGTCTTATACCCTACTGAGTCTACTACTATTAATACTGGAATAACATTATATCTAACAGATAAATGTAGTGGCATATTAGTAAATAAACAGCATCAAGCTAGAAATAAAATTTTAATGCCAATGGCAGGTCTAGTTTTAAATGGGGTTAGTAATATACAAATACAATTAATAAATCTAAATATTAATCCGTATAGAATTAAGGCAGGAATTACAACTATTGCAACTGTGCAACTAGTCAATAAACTAGCAATAACTAAAGAAATAGTATTGGAGAAAGATGACAATAATACTTGATTATACAAAAAATGGATTATTCGATGAGTTAGGTATTACTAGACTTAAAGATTCATATATGATGGATGGAGAGACTGATCCTCAAGAAAGATTCGCATATGTATCACAAATGTTTAGTAGTAATGAAGACCATGCACAAAGATTATATAATTATTCTAGTAGCCATTGGTTATCTTATTCTACACCTATATTAAGTTTCGGAAGAGCTAAAAATGGTTTACCAATATCTTGCTATTTAAATTTTATAGAAGATACTGCAAAAGGATTAGCTAAAAATATAGATGAGACTAATTGGTTATCAATGGCTGGTGGGGGTGTTGGAGTCCATATGGGTAATAGGGGTATGGATGAAAAAAGTACTGGTATTATGGCTCATATTAAAACATACGAGGCGTCAGGACTCGCATATAAGCAGGGGAGGACGAGGAGGGGAAGCTATGCTATGTACCTAGATATTAGCCATCCAGATATTATTCAATTTCTAGAAATGCGTAAACCCACAGGTGATCCTAATTTAAGAGCATTAACCTTGAATCATGGTATAAGTATTTCCGACAAGTTTATGGAACTTATTACTAGGTGTATGAAAGATCAGTACGCAGATGATAGTTGGGATTTAGTGCAGCCTAATAGTGGTAAGGTGGTTGAGACAGTAAGTGCTAAAGCTTTATGGGCTAAGATTATTGAGACTAGGGCTAATACAGGAGAGCCTTACTTATGGTTTATTGATACTGCTAATGATAAGTTACCTGAATATCAAAAAACTTTGGGATTAAGAAACAATGGATCAAACCTTTGTAATGAAATTAGTCTGGTTACTTCTAAGGATAGAACTGCTGTATGTTGCCTAAGTAGTGTCAATCTTAGTTATTATGATGATTGGAAGGATAATAAGCAATTCTTACCAGATGTTCTTGAAATGTTAGATAATGTATTACAATATTTTATTGTAAATGCACCTAATGAGATAGCTAGAGCTAAGTTTAGCGCTTACCGTGAACGTAGTGTAGGTATCGGAGTATTGGGATTTCACTCATATCTTCAAAAGAGAATGATACCTTTTGAAAGTGCAATGGCAGTGTCTATCAATAAGCAAATATTTAAGCATATAAGAGAACAGCTTGATGCTAAAAATGAAGAGTTAGCTATTAGTAGAGGGCCTTGTCCAGATGCTGCAGAATTTAATGTAATGAAGCGCAATAGCCACGTGATGGCAATCGCGCCTACTGCTACAGCATCTATTATAATGGGCAATACTTCACCAAGTACAGAACCATATGCTGCTAATGTATATAGACAAGATACATTGAGTGGGGCTTATATAAATAAGACTAAAGAATTCACTGCTTACCTAGAAAATTACGCTAAAGAGAATAGTCTAGATTCTATATGGATTGATGATCAATGGGAATCTATGATCGCTAATAATGGTAGTTGTCAGCACTTTGAATGGATGCCAGATTATGATAAAAGTGTATTTAAGACAGCCAGAGAGATAGATCAGGAGTGGATTATTTCTCATGCTATAGATAGACAACCAAATATTGATCAATCACAAAGTATCAATATCTATGTAGATCCTAGAATTAGTATAGCTAGACTCCATATGTTGCATTATATGGCGTGGAAAGGGGGGTTAAAAGGCTTATACTATTGTAGAAGTGGTAAAGTAGGTGCTATTGATAAACTTAGCAAAAAGATAGAAAGAGTAAAAATAGAAGATGAATTACCAGATAATTTGTCTAAACAATATAGCAGTGTTCCAGGTAGCCCTTATTGGAACAGTACAGAATCTTCAACTTGTGTGGCGTGCGAATAAATGAATAATATTAAACTAACTGATGAACGTGCTTATTTTAAACCATTCCAATATCCTTGGGCATATGATGCATTTGTAACTAGTGAACAGATGCATTGGATTTGGACTGAAATCCCAATGCAAGAAGATGTAAATGATTGGAAGAATAAATTAACAGAAGATGAAAGAACCTTTCTAACTCATCTATACAGATTCTTTACTCAGGGTGATATTAGTATTGCAAATGCTTATATAAATAATTATCTACAAGTATTTCCACAACCTGAAATCCGTATGATGCTTAGTAGTTTTTCTGCTAGGGAGTGCTTCGATTATGAAACTGAGGTTCTAACTAATGAAGGTTGGAAATTTTTCTCAGAATTATTAGAGGATGATTTAGTTGCTCAGGTAGATTCTGAAACTATGGAACTAACTTTTGATAAACCTATTGAGTATACAGCAAAGTATTATAAGGGTAAAATGCATCATTATAAGAATACTCGCACTGATATATGTGTAACTCCTAAACACCGATTATGGCTAATAAACCCTCATTCTAGAAAGACAACTTTTAAAGAATCAGAAGAAGGAAAATGGGGTAGAAATTATTTATATCCTGTTAATGCTATTAATACATCTAGTAATAATTTAACTACTCTAGAACGGTTATTAATAGCAATACAGGCAGATGGTACTATACGTAGCATGTGTCCCTCTTACAAGTTAGATACCGCAAGGCAAAATGACTATACTATAGATATTGACTTAACTAAGCAGCGAAAAATTGATAAAATATCTGAATATATAAAAGAACTAGGTCTTAATTACTCTACTAGGGTACAGGAGGGTGGATCAGTGAGATTCACATTTTCTTTAACTGGATTAATAACTAAAGAAGAATTATTAGGTATTAAAGATTTTTCATTTTTTAAACTTAAGTATATAAGTACTAATAAAGCTAACCAAATTATTAATGAACTCATGTTATGGGATGGAAGTTACAATCAAATCCAACTAGCTTATTATAATACTAATAAAGTAGCAATTGATAAAATTCAAGCTATAGCTATGTTAAGTAGTTATGGATGTACCTTAGGTATTAATAGATCTGCAAAAAATGGAGTTCAGGTTTATAATAATATTAATTTATCAAATACAAAAACATGTTATGTTTTAACATTTACCTTGGAATCTGTAAGATGTTATCCTCATAGAGTAGAAATAGATTATGATGACGAGGTATACTGTGTTACTATGCCTAAAGGAACAGTAGTTACTAGAAGACATGGCAAAGTATCAATACAGGGTAACTGCATTCATATCGCTGCTTATAGTAATTTAGTAGAAACTATTGGAATGCCTGATACTATTTATAATGAATTCTTCCAGTATAAAGCTATGGCAGATAAACATAAGTATTTTGAGAACTATTATAATCAAGATGCTAGAACCATTGCTCAGCAGATGGCAGTATTCTCTGCATTTAGCGAAGGTATGCAATTATTTAGTTCTTTTATTATGCTTATTAATTTCTCTAGATTTGGATTAATGAAAGGTATGGGTCAAGTTATATCTTGGTCAGCAGCGGATGAAACTTTGCACTGCGAATCTATGATTAGATTATTTAGAACTTTCATAAAAGAGAATATTGATATCTGGACAGATTCTTTTAAGAAAGAAATTTATGAATCTGCTAGACAGATGGAATCTTTAGAATCTGCATTTATTGACTTATGTTTCGGAATGTCAGATCAACGAGGTTTAACAAAAGATGAAGTTAAACAGTTTGCTAGATATCTAGTAGATAGACGTTTATTATCTTTGGGATTAAAACCAGAGTTTAAAGTTAAACGTAATCCCCTGACTTGGGCTGAACCCATGCTTGGGTTGACTCACAGTAACTTCTTCGAACAAAGAGTAACTGATTATGCTAAAGGATCTTTAACCGGTTCATGGGATGATGTATGGGGGAAAATGTAATGAATAATATAGAAGTATTAATTAAGTTAAACATAGAGCAAGTAAATATTATATTAGGAGCTTTACAGGAACTACCTGCAAAGATATGTAATCCTATAAATAATATTATAGTAGAACAGGCCAATGAACAATTAAAAACCTTTGAAAAGAAGGAATCCGATGAAACTACTATTTAAATCAAAAGATGGTGTGGTGGTCAAGAAAGTAATGTAACTGGATACTGGTTAATAGAAAATAAGAAATTATTTTCTATTGTATTACTATGTTTTGATAAGGGTTCTAGAGAAGCTTTTCATAATCATGCATTTAATGCTATATCTTGGATATTAAGCGGCAAACTAAATGAACTATAGTAAAGGCTACGTGGATGTTTGCTTGACACCTTCTATATTACCGGTATTTACTTCAAGAGAAAGAATGCATAAAGTATCTGGGTTAGACAGAAAAACCTGGGTTCTCTCTTTTAGAGGACCGTGGTTAGATACGTGGAAAGAATTTTTGTTAGTACGAATAAAGAAGTTACTCTAACTTATGGGAGAAAAATAATTATGAAGCATATTATTAGTTACTCAGGTGGTATAGGTTCTGCTATTTCTGCAGTAATGGTTAGCAATAAATATGGTGTAGAAAATACATTACTATTATTTGCGGATACACTAATAGAAAGCCCCGATTTATATGCATTTAATAAAGCATTCGTAAAAAAATTCAATATTCCTATCATAACTATTTCAGACGGAAGAACCCCTTGGGAAATATTTAAAGACGTAAAATATATAGGTAATTCTAGAGTAGATCCCTGTTCTAGAATTTTAAAAAGGGATTTGATTAAAAAGTGGTTAAAGAAAAATTATGCTCCAGATAATTGTAATATTTATGTAGGAATAGATTGTTCAGAAGAACATAGACTATCTAGAGTTATAAAAAATAACGTACCTTTTATATATAGAAGTATACTAATAGAAAATAATATATTTCTCAATACCAAAGATAAGATAAAGTTTTGTGAAGAAAATGAATTACCCATACCAATACTTTATACTTTAGGATTAGCTCATAATAACTGTGGAGGTTTTTGTGTTAAGGCAGGTCTTGGACAATTTAAAAAAGTGTATGAAAAATTGCCCGAAGTTTATAAGTACCATGAAGATAAAATGGAAGAGTTAATATTAGAGAACCCTAAATTAAAACCCTTTTTAAGAAAGACGGTAGATAAAAAACAATATTATTTAACCTTAAAAGAATATAGAGAACAATATTTAGAAAAATCGAATATTACTGAGGAAGAATCCTTAGAGTTTGGAGGTTGCGGTTGTGCAATAGATTAACTAATAAAAAAGCCGTTACAGATATTATTCTGTAACGGCTTTTTTATTAATTAAATGTTTGACTTACAGTAAATGCTTCTAAAACGATATACCCTGTAGTAGCAGCTAAGTGTCCTGTAATTACAAATTTTGACGCAGCAGCTGTGTTAACTGTACCAACTGTTGTTGCAGCAATACCAGAATCTCCAAAAGTTCCCATTATCTGTTTAGCATTAGTTCTGCTAAAAGTTGCAGTAGTAAGGGTTCCGCCTGTTGATGTAGTAAATGCTTGAGATCCAATTGTTGTATTTCCTAAAAGATGTTTAACTGTTTTTGCATCGGCAGCATTAGGGCATGTAACTCTACAAAATGCTTTTAATGCACTTCCTACACTAACTGTATTAGCGGGTAGTGTTATATTTATTAATGCTATATCTGATGCAGTTGGTGTAACGTATGCTGAATTAGACCCTACAGCAGTAGTTAATGTTCCAGTAGGTGCATAAGGTAAAAATTCTGTGGCAGAAGGATTAACATAATTAGTTTTTACAATACCCGCTGTTGTACTACTAAATACTGTCCAATAAAATCCTGCTGCGCCACCAACTATAGCCCCTGCTGGTAAATATACCCAAGCCCCTAATGCATATGTATCTGGTAGTGCTGTAAGTGTAATAGCACCATTTGTAGCCACAGTCGAGCTATTAGGAATTATTACAGGAATAGCATTTACTATTTCTTGTAAATTAGATTTTAATTCCCATGCGGTGGTATTAGTTCTATTTAAGCTAATACCAACTAATACGTCTAATTCATCTACTGCGTTATCTAAGGCTAGACCTGGGGAGACTCCCACTACATATGATCCAGCTATTACTGCTTTTCCAGTAGTACTTGTATATGTTACTGACATAATATTTCCTTATTTAATTATTATATGCTAATATTATTTGTTTGCATAAACTAGACCTTACTATATCTGAATCTAAGAAATGCACTACGTCTACGCCTTTAATAGAATGTAATCTATTAACTGCATCCATTAATCCACTATTATTTATATCTGTTTGCTTAGGATCTCCACTAATAATTATTTTACAATTTTTCCCAATCCTACTAAGAAACATCTTTAATTCAGAACTAGATGTATTTTGCATTTCATCTGCCAAAATTACTGCATCATCGAAACTTCTACCACGCATGAATCCTAGTGGTATAGGTTCTATTGCTGTTGTTTTTAGACAATATTCATAAAAACTTTTACCCAGGAATTTACGAAAACAATCATTAAAGGGTTCTAAATATGGAGCGTATTTTTCGCTTAATTCTCCGGGTAAATGCCCCATACTGGGGCCAGATTCCACATTAGGTCTAGTTATCACTATTTTTTCTACTTGCTTATGGAATAATAATTTAGCAGCATAATTAGCTGCTAAATAAGTTTTCCCAGTACCTGCACTACCTATTCCAAATACTATATTATTAGTTTTTATTGAATCAATATATTGACCTTGAGCAAAATTAAGGGCTTTAGCCTCACTAAATCCATAATCCATAATACCATGCTCATTATCAGTATTATTACGGGCTTTTCTGGATGTTTTACCAGAATTAACTCTCTTCATTTAGCACCTTATAGGTTAGGTTGGTTAATCTGCATGAGAATGTTTATAATACCTAAATAACTAGATATATTTGTTACTTTTATTAAATAATTAGTAGAAGCCTTTAAAACTATCATACTCTCTAGTAATGGTTTTTTAATTTCAGCTTGATTTAAAATAGTAGGACCTATTTGTGTACCGTTTACACTAACTGTTGGATTTTTTGTTATAGTTGCACCTAATACTTTTGTAGAAATTCTATTTAAATTTCTTGGGGTTAGTGCTGAACCTGCTGCTGAAAATGTAGGAGATTCGTAAACCTCTACGGTACAATCAATAGTAGTTAGTATTTCTGAATTTAAGTACAAACCATCATTTACACCATTTTGAATTAGTATACTAACTCCAGTATTGAATGATACCTGGGATGTATAATCACCAACTATAAATGTTATTCCATCTAAAATCCTATCCTCGGATGCAGGAGTAGACCCCATTACAGTCATTACTTCTGCATAAGCACCATCATAGTCTGCACCTAATGGTATATATGCTTTTTTGATAGAATTAGTTGTAGAAACTGCAACTGCCATATTACTCTCCTATTATTAATGGCAAGATTCTGAACCTTCCCAGGCTGATCTACCAAATATACGAACGCCTAAATATCTCCATAATGCCATTGGGGAATATTTACCGAATTTAGATTTACTCTGTATGCCTTTCATAAAGGATAAATCTGCCCACTCTTTGGAGATTAACTCTCCTTTAAAATTATGATGAGTTCTATAGTAGAAATCGTGCTTAATACATTCTGCTTTATAAAAATCTGGTACCCCTGTGCATCCATCACTATCTATATATAACTTAATATTAGTTATATCTTCCTTTGATAATTTTAATGGATCAGATGTACTTAAATTTTGTATAAACTCTAATAAGTTTGGAAATTTATTCATGTTTTAATATTCCTAAATATTTATTAAATAATATTATTCTATCGGATAGCCCGTTAGTTCCCCCATTTATTACTTTTGTTATTTTTGAAACAACTTCTGCGTCTATACCTTTATCAGCTAACTCATTTAATTTATGAGTATTCCAAAACCATCCAGCTGATATTAAAGGATATTTAATAGCCACTAAATCTGGGTTATCAACAACATTATCATTACATATTAAATCAAAAGATTTATAATTTGATTTTCCTGTTAGCTGTATATACCCTCTCCCTCTATACTTCCATCCTTCCTGAGATAGTTCATCTCCATTACCCATTCTATTAGCATATACTCTACTTGCTATTAGTTTTGGTTTGCGTGCCAGTGATGAAGCTAATTCCTCATTAAAATATTTTGGAAATACCTTTAACAACCCTTCTTTAGAATAATTTAATCCCTCCTCAACTAATCTAAATTCTGCACTTTCATAACTACATTGGCTTAAAAAATGCGCTAGTCTTAGTGTTGAGTTTATCTTAAAATCAATAGTTACTAATAATAGTCCTTCGTATATATTGTCAGGTACATGACCTTTTAATTTTGAGAAATCTAACATTGTTAATTAACTATAAGTTAAAGAGACTCTATTATCAGCTATATTATCAGGCTGGTCATTTCCGTCAGCATAAAAAATTTTACCAGTGGATAATTCTAATCTTTTTATTATCCATTTCGCTTGGCTTGTGAGAGCTGATAAATCATAAGTCCAGCATGTATAGACATAACTAGTATTTGTATAATCATCTATTAAAGTTTTTGCATTAGGTTCCTGTCTTGCCATTTTCTATCCTTTTTTCTTTTTCGTTAATTTTTTGAGGTATTAATAATCCTATACCGCATCCTGCTAAAATAGTTTGAAATGTATTTAAACTATTTAAATAATCCAATCCTACTGTACCCACCACTGTACTAATAAATACAAGTAGTACTTTTAAAGTTTCTTTGCTATCTCCAAATAAATAAGAAAATAAAGATATTTTTTCTTTTAATTCTACCCATTTCCAACAGTATGCATATAACATACCAAATAATCCAGAAGTAATAAAAATTAGTATTTGCTGATAATAAGTAGATAAATCTATCATTTTAGCATACCTACAACTAGCATAGCTAGTTTTACCGCTTGTTTACTAGCATTATATATATCTCTACCAATTATCATGGAATTTACTGAGGAATCAATATGTTCGGCATCTTTCTTGTATTTAGAAAATTTATTTTGTAATTCTAGTGGATATCCACTATAATTTTTCTCTATTATTCCATATATTAATTTATAAGATGCTTTAGCATTTGTATAATCATGTAAAAAATCTTCTAAATTTGGTGTACTATTAACTTTTGACCATTTACTAATAAACTTGTTCAAATTATTAAATGAATGATCAACTATTGTTATATCTACTGTAGATAAATTTGCTGCTTTTATTTCATGAATTATATTACCAGATTGTACTTCTTGTACAGATTCTTTTACTGATTTAAATCCAGTAAATACAGAACATCCGAAAATTGAAATACATATAAGTACTACAACTATTATATTTTTCATCCTAAATCCTTCAATTTCATTATTGCTTCTAATATATCTGGTGTACTAAATATAGTCCATATAGTTATACCAGCCCCTGTAATAACTCCTAATGCTGCTACTATTGCTGCAGTTCCAAGTATTACTTTTTTTAATCCTCTAAATCCCGTTGCTATTGATACTATTAATTCTAGTATCTTTTCATTATCTTTTATGAACTTAGATATTGAGTTCATACTCACAGATAAACTACTTACAGAATTAGCCATACTTTCTTGTGTGGCTATAGTCTTGTTTATAAGCTCTAAATGCTTTTCAGCAATTAGTTTCTGAACAGCATCTTCTGCAGTATGCGATGCGTGATTAACCTTACAATATTCTTGAAAGGCTTCTACCTTTTCTAATCTATGATCTATTTCTATTATTTTTGGATGTGTAGTTAAATCCATTTAATAGTATCCTTTTTATGGTTGTATTATTATTTTCCATATTATAACATTGTAGTAAAAATATTACAACTCTAAAAATAGCAGTACTACCAGCTTGTAATTTCCATAGAATGATTATAGAATCCATTAATTTTATACGTTAATGGAGAGTTACTTCGTTTACCATATATCATAAAATCATGTTCTTCATTTCCACTACTAGCATTAGGAAATGAACTAATAAAGAAATTTTTATGTGATCCAACATACCTTATAATATTAGCTAATATTATTTTATCTGATTCAGGTAATAAGGCATAGTTAAAGCTTATTCTATCATAAATATACCCTCTATCGGCTACAAAATTTCCTGCGTTTGTTCTTGATGTAATACTATCGTCTATTATACTTAATTGGATACCATTTTCTAAATTATATATAGGTTCCCAATATATTCCTGCTAACACTCTACTACAATCTATATATCCTGCAGAATTAGTAGTATCAGAAATAATAATTTCCATTTTTCGTACTAAAGTAATAGTAGAACTTAACCATATAGCAGTCTTTGATAAAAATCCATAAGAAAATAAATTAGAGTTATATGTTAAAGGCCCAGAATATATATTAGTAGATTTTACCGCAGGTACATTACCTGTATCATGTATTAATACATTGGAAGCATCATAAAGTTTTATCCTTATTAAAGCATCTTTAGTAAAGTTTGTACATGGTAAAATTATACAATTTATACTTTGATTACTACTCCAATTATACGTAATAGTTGGAGTAGTTGTAGTACTTCTAAATATTTCTGTCTTTGATTCTGTTAATAGCTTATCCCAATCAGTACTAGTACTGGCAGCTGTAGCTACAGCTATTGAAGACGCTAAATCAGCTATATTATTATATAATATTCTTAAATTTGCCATTATCTAATTTTTCCAGCTAATCTTTCTGTTGCAATTATAGGTCTTAGATAATCAACATAAGGCCATAAGTCTTCTTTCCTAAATACTCCAGCCGGTTTTCCTCCTGAAGCCTTCATAAGATTATCAAAATCTTCATTTTGTAATACTATACACTCATAACCTTGTTCAGGTGTAGGTATAAAAGTACCCGTTATGGCGTCACTTATGCCAGATCCTATCAATATTTTAACAAATTTTCCCGGATAATTACATTCATAGGATATTATATCTTCAAAATTTGTTGGTGTTACAATCTTTTCTCTCATATTATCCCCATACTGGTATATATTTTGTGGTTCCATTACAGTTTATGGATATCCATTGACAGGATGTTGTACTACCTGGCTTATTATTTCCAGGAAATGTAGCTGTAGCTGTACCCGTCCATGGTGTTTGATCTATTCTAAAGGTATCCGTTTGTAACTCTCCAGTTATATTTATGTTCCCAGTTACTGTACTATTTACATCTGTACGTACAAACTTAGATGCGTGTAATCCGTCTACCATATCTGCATTTAAATTACTAACTAAAGTAGAATTATTAATAGTCATATATCCTTGTGTTACATCCAATGCCCATCCATATGCTGAGGCTGTGTTAGTTGCTTGTACCCCTCTACTTCCGACTAATCTACTTACCCCCGCAACACCCCTATCTCCGCTAGTCGAAGTATCTCCATATACCCCTACACCACTAGATCCTGCATTTCCTTTAATACCTCCCGAGAAAGAAGTCCCGCTACCATCAGCTACTACAGTATAAAATGAACCGCCATCAGTAGTAGACCCAGTAAATTTAGCACTACCTGCTATAGTGATCGAAGCTGATCCAGTTATACTTCCAGCATTTACTGTGCCTAAATTAGCAGTTATAGCAGATAAAGAAGATACATTAAGTTTAGTAGCATCTATTGAACTTGCAGCAATTCTAGCAGCTGCTAGAGTACCAACAGTTATTTGGTTAGCATTTATAGTGCCACCTTGTTGCCAAACTCCTCCGACTTTAAACCACATAACTTGGGTGTTACTATTATAATGTGCATCTCCATCTGAACCCCCAGAAGGATTTGACGTACTTGTACTAAAAAAGTTGGATGTTGCAGTAGCAGGAGGCTTAGTACCACTAACATTTCCATAATCTAGGGAGGTTATGCTACCTCCCCCTTCCCCAGTTAATACCCCTGCTGAACTTAGAGATATTGCCTGTTTTCTAGTTATATTAGTAGTTGCAGTATATACATTCCCAGCATAATTTAATGTAGCTGTTACAAGTACTGAAGTACCATTAGGAATATCTGTACTATTTATTACTATACCATCAGTTATAGGTGTTGTAGTAATTGATGGAGAAGTACTCCATATTATAGTACCTCTAAGCGATCCATTTAAAATAGCTTTTACTGTTACAGTAGAGGGAGTTAAAGTACCTGATGTGCTAGTAACAGTATTAGTAGTAGGTATAATACTTATATAGTTTAAGGGATTGGACAACAGCCTAGGTGAAGTTGCCTGCAATATTGTATCCGCTTGATTTTGTATTGTAGCCATTATACTAATACTCCTATAGTAACTCTATTAGTTAACCAACTTCTAGATATACTTATTACTAAACCTGATTTAGTGGAAGATAAGCCAAATCTTGAATCTGTTAGATTCACGGTATCTCCTAATTCTATAGGTAATAAATGCCCGTAAGCTTTAAAAGTTATTACAAATCTAGGTGTTTTCCATAAATTATTTCTACGTGTCGCTTCATTTATAGCATCCGTTTTTTTAACTAAAGAAGTTTCTTCAGCTTCGGGTTCAGTAGTTAATTTATAATCAGATTGAACTATTGAATCAACAACAGATTCTATTAAAAAATCTTCCTCAAATAATACTTTATTATTTGAAGGAACCCCCGCAGCAATGTTTCCAGATTGCACTGTATAATTTTTGCAATAAGATATTTTAGTTGAAGCTCTAATATCAACTTTATCATTTATTGATAAAGAATTATATTCAAAATCATTAGGACCTACATTATATACAGAACCACCAGAAGGAGGCATATTTAATGTTATTAATCTTAATAATCCAGTACTAGAAAATGTTAATTGTGCTCCGATACTATTAGCTAGTTTATTACAGATAGATAATATATTTTCTCTACTTTGAACATATATTCCTACAGGTTGGGTATATATTGCAGAGAAGGATGAAAAATTTGTTAAGTCTATATCAGCATCAACTAATCTTGTGGAAGTTGGGCCAAAATTTTTAACAATTCTTTTTATTATATTGGCTATATCGTTATAATATGTTACATTTTTATCCCCTTGTACACTACAAGTTATCTGCCCATAAGGATTTTGATTTAATGTAAATTTACCATTTACTAAATCTTTTGTAATGGACACAGGTACTCCATTATCTCTAGCTTCTATTATATCTTCAATACTACCAGTATGTACTTGGTATTCTAAAGTATTAATATTTGTAGAAGATTTTATTGGGCTAATATTGAATACTTCTCCAAATGTTACTGGTATTAATACTTCACTATTACTACTTAAATCTGATATTAATGTTTCTGATATAGGGTTGTTTAATTTTTGCATTTTATCAGATATTATTATATTAATACTATTAACAGATCTACTAGAAATATCAACAATAGTACCATTAAATATTGGTCTGAAATCATTTCGTGACCACGTTGAATCTCCAATTAAGATTTGTATATCTTTATTTACCCATATATAATCTGATAACCAAAAATCCCTCTCACCAGATGTATTATCTAATTCTATATCACCATAATTGAGTGATACTCCTCCACTTAAAGATAAAGTTTCTGTAAAATTTATACCTCCTACAATACATGAAGTATATTGTATATTTGATAATGTATCTGAAGGATTAGTAGTATAAGGAGAACTAGATAGATACATAGTAGTAAATCCCGGGGTTATAATTCCCGGGATTTCTACTAGTATTACTGGTAATTTATCAGGAGTTTGAAGCCACTGTATTATTTCATTTAATGATTTCATTTTACCTTAAGGATACCTTTTCCTTTATATTATTATTATGATTAGATGTAGAAGAAGTATCAGATATTACTTTTGATAATTCTTCTGTGTTTCTTTGAGTTGCTTCTGCATTAATAATAGAACCAAGCTCAATTGTTTTTTCCATCTTCTCTATTCTTTGGTTTAATTCTCTTAATTCATTTATAAGTTCTAAATTAGTATCATTTCTATTTGACAAACTTTGTATTAATAATCTATTATCAGCTGCTGGCATTATTCTTTCATCCTTATGTATCTGTGCTAGCATGTCATCAGGAACTATATCTATACCTTTTGCAAATGCCGGTATAGAACTATCATAAAATTTAAACCAGTCTAATACATCTTTTTGTGTAGTACCAAGAATAGTGGCTACCATAGATGAATTAACACCCCAAGACATCAAAGTATTATATACATCTCTAGCTGAAACTTTACCACTTGAAGTATCTGTAACCATTTGGTTTAAGGCATTTTTTGCACCTGATAAACTAATAGAGTTACCATTAGTTCCATATACAGTATCACCTTTTATATAACCACCTAAAGAACTAGTTACTCTTGGAGTTCCACCATTATCGATTGATATACCTAATCCGTCAGAACCTGTATAAGAACCTGTTACAGGAGTACCCCCTTTACTGATATTAGCTTTGCTAATTTCTGCAATTAATTTAATTGCAGAATCCATACTAATAATGCCCGTTTTTACAGACTCAAATATTGGTATTATACTTTGAAGTGTATAATAAGTATTATTTGATGCAGATGAAATAGCTTCCAATCTTGAGATCTGACCATCATTATTAGTATCTACCATATTAAAATATTTTTCTATAGTGTCGTCGCTAGCTATACCTGAACTTTTTAATTCATCAATAGTCAATAATCCGTCTATATTAGAATCTAGAATAGAAAATCCATTTACTACGGAATCTATTCCTTTTTGACGTTCTTTAGCTATTAATGAAGTTAATTCAGCTATTCTAACTGACATATCAGTCAAACTATTATTAGAATTATCTAATACTTTTAATTGATCTTGTAATATTTTGATTTTAGTTTTACTTGCATCTATTTGGATATTAAGAGCATTTAATTGTTTTTCAGCTAATGTTAGTTGGCTACCAGAATCTGTTATTAAACTATCCAGTATAGATTGTACAAAATTAAAATCAGTAGTATATTGAGTACCACTGGCATAAACACTTCTAGAAACTTCTAAGAATGCACTAGATAATTCATCAATTTTATCTCTTGCTGCTTTTCTATCTTCTTCGGATACTCCCATTACAGAAGTTTTAAAAGCTTGTTCTAATTGTGTTTTAGCAGCAGAATATTGATCTAAAGGTGTTAGAGGAGATTGCGGCCCAATTAACATAGAATTTTTTAGATCAATCATTCTTTTATTAAAATCTTTTAAATCATCAACTGTAGATTTTAATACATCAGCTTGTTCTTGTAATAAATCTAAACGAGTTTGTTCTGCATCTACTGCATTTTGTAATGTAGTAGTATCAAACTGTTTTTGTAAATCTGCTAACTCTTCTGTATAGCTTAATAATTTAGAATTAGAAAATATATTATCTGCATTACGCAAGCTAGTTGTTAGTTTAGTTATAGCCGTAGTAGCTACCGTGGTAGCAGTATTTATAGCTTCATTAAATACTGGATTTGATAATAGATTACTTAAATTAACAGCATTATTAGTTAAATCACCTATAAATGATGTAAAATTACTTGTAGCTTTAGCATATCCTGAAGTATCTAATCCCATAGTACTATTTAAAATAGGAGCTATAATATTATTTACAAATGCATTACTTATATTATCTATAAAAGATGAAGATATAGCTTTTAAATATCCTTGTCTAATAGTATTTGCAATTTCTGCTCCAAGATCAGATATTTTATCATCACTAATAATAGCTCTTGAAAAAATATCCGCAAAATTACTAGCACTTAATCCAAACTCTTCTAATAATTGATTTATAGACTTTTTAACAGTTCCTAATGAATCTGGTATAGAATCTGTTATATCAGCTATTGCCGGAGCAAAAGATAATAAAGTATTATAAGCTTTTCTTCCAGATTCAGTAAATAGATTTTGGGATTCTGCAACTGCTCTAAATTCTAACCTCAAGTTACCCACTCCATCTGTTAATGTGGATAATTGATCGGCAGTTATAATACCTTGATCAGCAAAATCTTTTAATCCTTGATTTACTTGTTTAGTTTTTACAGAAATTTGGTCAGATTTAGAGAAGAAATTTTCAAAGAAAAAATCAGTTTTCTTAGTAAATTCATCCAATCCACCCATAGTTTCAACTAAACTATTATATAACATTAATGATACAAAATTTTGATCACTAAAAGCATCAGTTACTTTCTTAGAGGCTTTAGCTAAATCCAAGCTTATTAGATATAAATTTTTAACTTCTTCATTTATACCCTGTTGGGCATTTAGACGAGCATTATCAGAGAGTTGAATTTGCCCTGATACTAATTTATTAACTGTTTCAAAATCTTTTTGTGCATTTGTATTATCTAGTATGGCTAATTGAGCTTGAGTATATGCTGATTGTAAAGAATTTAAGTCGTTGATCATTTGGGAATCAGTTAGTCCTAAATCTTTAACAATTTGATTTCTAGTATTTGCTAAATTTTGTTCTGCCGTCATTAAAGCTGTAATTTGATCTTCATTAGGTTTAAAGCTATCTCTAGAAATTACTGTTTCTTTTACCATATTACCATACATATTAGGAACTAATTTAGTGATTGTAATCAATCCTGTTTTTAATCCATCTTGTATAGTAGAGTTTAATATATTAGTATAATTATTAGCGGCATCTTGTATTTTTTGGAATGCAGAACCATTAACTTTAAAGTTCTTATCAACTATATCTTTAACATTTACGTTAAATAAAAGACCCATCTTATTATTAACAACGTCTACTGTCGTAGCCATTCTTAATAATGTTGATGTAAATCCTTCACCTAACTTTCTAAATTCATTAAACTGTGGTAAGGCTTCTTCAATTATTTGATTCATAACAACAGAACTTTCAGCCAATATGGCTTCTGCAAATTGCTCTCCAGATAGTCCTAATCCACTAGCTTTGAAAGATACTGTAAAATCTTTTAATATTTTTTCTATTTGATCATTAGCAGATCCTAATACTAATTTTGAAGCTGAAATAGCCGCAAATGCTAAATTAGAGAATAGATCAATAACAGTTTCTTCTGCTTGTTGTGATAAATCCTTAGTATTGGTATTTACACTTACTTTTGTTTTTCCACCTATACCAAAAAATCCGCTCTTAGTTTTAGTAGTTTTTACAGTTTCAAACTCTAAAAATTTCGCAGTTCCAGATAATATTTCTGAAAATTTACCCATTACACTAATACCTTTATCTATAATTTCTACAGATTTTGAACTAGTAGGTATTAATGAAGATAATAATCCTCCTCCAGTTGTAGCTGGCAGTGCTTTTTCTACTGTACCAAATCCACTAGTTAATTTGCCTATACTTGTGGATTTAAAAGCTTCAGCAGCTACACTTTTAGTATTACGTTCAATTTGTTTTAAAGTATTAACAGTTTCTACAGCAAAAGATGAAGAAAGCGAAGTATTGTTTTGTATTAACTCTAAAGAATTTGCTATATCATTTACTTTTTCATTACTTCCAAGCGCTCCACCAGTAACATCTGCTAATTTTCCATTAACATATCTTCTACCTGTACCCTGTGTTGTTTGTGCTTCTTCAGCAGTTACTCCACCTGGGACATTACCAGAGACCCTGGGACCACTTCCACCTATACTTGCTAATAGAGCAGTTATAATTCCTGCTACTGCTACGCCTGCTAATACATTTAGTGGAAAAGGCATACTAGCGATAGATTTAACTACAGCCAATACTCCTGAAGTTTCTGCTTCAGCTACATCCATAGCCATTGAGGCTTTAGATGTCATAGCATCCACGGCTAGTTGTTTTAATGACATAGCTATATGGGCTATATACATAGCTTTTTCTATTGCCATTAATACTTTATAACCACTTGATTGTTGATCAAATAAATTTTTAGCTGCTCCTGCTATAGAACCATAACCAGCTAATTGATCCATAGTATACTGATTTCTTTGTATACTATATTGTTTTTCTAGTTTTGAACGTTCTTCTTCAGTAATACTAACATCAGCTAATTGTTCTTTAATTCTTGCTAAATTGTTAGTATTTTTATCTGCATTGACAATCATATTCCCAAAAGCTTCTGCTATAGAACCTAAAGCAGTACCAAAGCTACCAAATGCTTTAGCCATACTATCTGCTGCTTTTGTGGAATTATTTAAAATTCTATTATATCTATCTTGTTGTAATGCTGCCTTTTTATTTACTTCCAGTATTTTTTCTTGAGTACTTAATTGTGTTTTTGCATTATCTATTGTAGTTTTTGTTAACCCAGCTTGTATCTCTAATTCTTGATTTATACGTTTAATAGCTATACTATCTTTTTCTGGATCAAGTGCTGCTAAATCTTTTTTGGCTTTAGTTTCTTTTTCTAAGAAAGCTAATTGTGCCTCACTAATAGCTTTTACGAAATCTAATTGGGCGCGTTGACGTCCAACTATTTCATTTTGAATTGCAGCAAATCCTGCAGAAGAACCAAATAAAGTATTATAAGCGTTATTTTGAGCTGTTAATACATCAACCTGGGCTATACCAGTTCTATAATTACTTTCATTTATAGCCTTAGTCAAATCTAGTTGTTTAAAAAGTAACTCTAAGCCTGCTTGAATAACTTTTTGTGTAGAAGTTAAAATCTGTAACTCTAACTCCCTTTCATGTCTAGATAATACTAATAACCTATATTCTTCTTGTTTAGTTCTTTCAACTTCATTTCCACCTGCATTTGCTATAGCAGTATCAACTGCTAATATTTCACTTTTTTGTTTTAATAATAATGCTGTTCTATCAGATTGTGCTTGAATTTTAGCAGTTTCTTCTGAAGTTAACCCTGTTAAATTATTTATTAAGTTAACCCTTTGTGAATCATTCTGTATTATTTGTTGTTGGAAATTTATTAACTTTTGCATATCCTCTAACTGTCCAGAGCGAATATTAATTGCCCCAGAAATACCTAATGCAGTTCTTTGTGCTTCTAATAATTTTCTAGCTTCAGTTTGTTCTGCTAATCTTTGATTATCTGCAATACTATTTACTTGTACTCTATTTATTATATCTGGGTTATTTGTATGTTTGGATATATTTGAAAAATTTGGAGTTTGCCCTTCTTTTATTATTTTATAGAATATATCAGATGCTTGCTCTATTGCCTCTAATGCTTTTATTTCTTGTTCAGACTTTCCTGAAGATCTAGCTGTAGCTAGATTTGTAGAAGCTGTCATTTTATCTAATGAAGCTCTCAATAAAGCTTGAGATAGTATTAAATCTACGTTTGTTTCTATAGCTTTTAACTGTATATCTAATTCTTGTTTATTTAAAGCATTTTCTGCACGAGCGCGTTCTGCTCCCGATAAGCCCGCTAAGGCTGCTTTACCTATCGCTATGGCACCTTTTTCCATAGCTTGACCAAGACTAACACGTATTAATTCTGCACCTTTAGCAAAAGCTGTATCTAGGCCACTATTAAATAATTTTCTCGCTTTTTCAGACTGCTGTTCAGATAATAATGTTACACCTTTTTCAATTTCTTCTTTAGTTTTTGATAATTCTTTTAACTTTTCTAACCCTGCTAAGGCCTTATCGCTTAGTACTTCTGGAGTTAAATCTTTAAATTTTGCAAATTCTGAATTAGTTATTTGGTTATCCAAATCTATTAATGCCTTTTTATATGCACTAATAGCTTTATTTTGTCCCATAAATTCTTCACGAATTTGTACTAATTCTTCTATAAATCCATGACCAAATATTACACCAGCATCTGGTACTTCTGCAATATGATTAATAGCTGCATTTATCTCTGTAATTCCTGATTTTACATCCTGTGCACTATGAAACATACTTACGCCAAGATTTTGTAAAGCTGCGCCAACACGAAATATAGGACTAGTATTAGCAGTAGATTGTATAAATTGTTGGTATGCTCTTGTTGCTGCTTCAACTGATTGCTTAAAATTTTGTACTCTAGATGCACTATTCGATTGTTCTCTGGATAGATTGGCCATTGCTTCTTGTAGCTTCACTATACCTTCTGTGGTTAATTTACCTACAGCTGTTCTTAATGTATCTATATCTAATGTATTTACATTTAATATGCTTTTGAATGTTTTATTAGCTTCATCTTTGAGATTAGATCTAGAAAGAATATCTAAAGCTCCTTTTATACCTATAACTAAGGATTCTGAAAAGTTTTTGTCTACTCCACCACCAAATAATGAGGATACACTATCTTTAATAGTACTCCATACGCTAGAGTTTAATTCTTTTTTAGTTTTCTTTACAGATTCAATTAAATCAATAAAATTATTATTTAAATCATCTAATGCATTGCTCATAGATGATATCCCATTAATAGTTCCAGCAGACATTGTGTGGTCTAATTGTGCTATTGTACGATCTATATTTTCTACAGAAGCTTTTGTACTATCAACTATTTTATTAAAGTTATCTAGTTCTTTTTTAGCTCCACTAAATACACTATCTAATATTGAAAATACTGCTACTATTGTACCTATCCAGGCTACAGCATTTGTTAATTTCAGGAATGCATTACCTATAGTACTTAAAACCCCCGCAAACATTGCTGCGTATCCTTGGGCTAATAATACAGTTCTTCCCCATCCAGTTAATACTAGGGTAGAATTTCTTATTTCTTCTTTCATTATTGCAGAAGATCTAGTAATACCTATTAAACTGGCATTATAAGCAGCATTACTAATTATAGATTTTTTTATTGCTTCTTCTTCAGCTTTTAATGCTAGTGCTCTAGTAATTCCAGCTATGCTAAATTCTTTTAATGATTGTTGTTTTGCTATTGCAGCTTGTTCTTTTTCTATTTGAATTGTAGCCGCTTCTGATGCAGCTGTATATTCTTTTACTGCTTTGGCAATATCTCTGTATATTTTTGCTTCATCATTTTTTCCAGCATGTTCTCTACGTTTTGCTGTAGCTTCTAATGATCTAATATCAGTTTCATCAACTGCTCCAGTAGCAGTTAGTTTGTTTAGTACTGATGAAGCTATTTTATAATCTCTTAAGTTTTTTTCTCTTAGAGCTTTAATTTTAGATTCGGCTCTATCAACAGCTGCAATTTGGATTTCTGCACGTTCTTCTGCTTGTTCTCTGGCAGCTCTTGTTAGACGCAATTCAGCTTCATTAGCTTCTTTTGCACGAACTTTTGCTAATTCCGCAGCTTTATTAACTGCATCTGATAACTGCTCTTTAAATTCACCTATTTCTGGTATTGCTTTTTTAATTATAGAAGATAATAGTGCTAAAACTCCACCACCTAATAAAGCTGGACTTTCAGATAAAAAGTTAGCGACTGGAGCTAATACCTTGTTTACTACTTCAGCACCTTGTTGTGCTAAATTCTTTAATGAAGATACTAATTTATCATAAGGATTTGTTTGCAAATTAGTAATAGCACCAAATTTGGCTTCACCTTCTGCTAATACTGCATTAGCAAATGCTTGTCTTCTTTCGAAATCTGTTAACTGTGTTACAGTTTTGCCTAATTGGCGTGCATAGGCCTGGGTAGCAGGATCTAACCTTGTCATTATACCCAATTCATCTAATAATTCTGGTTCTAATTTCGTTATACCGCGTGATAATCTACTAATAGCGTCAGGCATAGCTACTCCAAGTGCCAATGACGCACTTCTAGCTACTCCGGCTAATCTTTCAATATTTTTTGCGGACATACCTCCAGAAGAAGTTAATGCAACTGCCTGCATCGCTTCTCGCATAGAGATAGCCCCGCCGGTTAACTCTTCAACTCTTTTACTTAATCCGCCTAAGTTTCTACCAACAGATGCCCCCAATTGGTCTAAACCTTTGACCATATTTTGAGTATCCATAGCTGTTCCTAGGCCACGGAAAGCTGCACCTAATGCAAATACATTAGCTGCATATGTTGCGTATAATCTAACTATACCATCTAAACCTTGAGCTTGAGCAGCAAAATCTCTACCAGAAGCTCCTGTGAGCGCAGCTACGCCCCTTTGCTTAGTATAATTTGATATTGCTTCAGTATCAGAGCTAAATTTTCTGGAGCCACTAGTTCCACCTTCTGCTTGTAGTGCTTTTAATTCTTTGCGAGCATCGCGAGCTTCTTGTGATGTTTTTTTAATTACATCTCTTAATTCACTTATCTTTTTTTGCGTTTCTTTCGCTGTACCAGCGTCATCAACCTCGACACCTAATTTAGTGGTATCTTGTGTCATCTTTACTCCCTACCTTGTGAATATTACGCATATTTTTATTGTATAGGAATTATAACATTACAGTATTTTAGTGTCAATGCATAAAATTTTATACAATAAAAAAGCCTCATTAATTTCTTAACGAGGCTTTTTTGAATTTTGCTTACTTAATTCGGCTTTTACTTTATCAGCAGAAATTACTATTCTAGTATTATCGATTATTTGCATAACATCTAGTAGCATTATTCGCTCATCTACAGTATCTACAGAGTATAAATCAAATAATTCAAATACTATAGTATAATCTTTTCCTAGATATTTTCCTACAGTTGGGTCCCAATTATCTTTAAGTTTGGAATAAATTAAAAGACATATTTGGATTAATTCTGGAAAATCTGATATTTCTACCGGAACTTCTGAATCTATAGGTTCTGTCCCTAACTGTTCACACATTTCATAGTAAGCATCTTTTGTCATACTTACGTCTGAATTTTGAAAATACCTTACTAAATACTCTTTAATTAATTCTAGCTGTTCTTGGTAAAGTTTCCCAAATCTGTCACTGTTTCACTAACAAAGTTATCAAAATTAACTGATGATTTCATTAGATCTAATGCATTTTCTGGAGAAAATTCTAGTTCTTCATTCAAATCTTGGATACTAGAGGTATCGATTGGTGCTAATGTTTCTACATAAGACCATTTTAAGCCTTTCCATCCTGTTACACATGCTTCTGCATATAATTTTAAAAATAATTCATCATCAACTGTTTCTACAGGTTGACGATTTTTGTATGTAACAGTGGTTGCTTTTTTCCGTAATTTTTGAATAGTTTCTCTAGACAGATAATTAAGTTCTACCTTAAAATCAGGACAACCTGGAAATTCAATTTCTGCTTTTTTGTGAGATACTACTAAAGATTTTAGAGAAGTAATAGACATATAAATTCCTTTTTAGAATATATTAAGAAAAAAGTTGGGGGAAAATCCCCCAACCATAGTTATTAAGTATTTGGATGATAGTAACGAACTTCTAATTCATTAGCAGCGCCAACGTCAAATGCACTAGCTGTTGAACCTTGTGCAGTAAAGTTAATATTTACTGATACAACTTGGTCTGTTGAAATAGCTGGAATAGTTAATACGCAAGCTGGCATATCAAATTCTACTCTAACAGAGTTAGATGCTCCACCTACTGCAACTAAAACTAAAAATTCTGGGTCAACTTCAGATGAAGAAGATGCTAACATATCCGCCAACAATCCAGCACTATTAGTTGAACCTGTACGTAAATACGCGGTTAAAGATCCAGTAATACTTCTAGTACCTGTAAAATAAGTAGCAGGTAAATTAACCACACCTAAATTAGCAGGGGTTAAATAGCTAACATTATTACTAATAGTTAGACTACCACCTGTTAATGCTATTGTATAAGCGGTACCAGTTCCATCAATACCAGCTGTTACTTCTAATGTAGATAATTTGTTAGCAATAAAAGGTGCTGTAGTATTTTTACCTTTGGCTGTACCTTCTAATACTCCAGTTGCTCCACTGAAAGTTACAGTTCCACCAGTTGAAGCTGCTAACCCGGATATTTGACGTAAAATTGTTCCTTTACCTGTCCATGCTATAGTAGCAATTGCATCAAGGCCGAAATCAACAGTAGCAGTGTCCAAAACACAATTATCAATTGCATATGAAGAACCGTCCAATAATATAATTAAACCAAATTTTTGAAGTTGGTGTTTTTGAGAATTGATTGTTACAGCTGTAGCTACTGAAGGAGCCTCACTCCATGATGGGTTAGTACCACCTATAGCATCAACAGCAAACATAGCATTCCACAGTACTGATTCTTCAGCTGTTATATTTGTACCACCATCACGTGGGCGCATATAAGTCGAGAAAGAAAAATCTACTGGATCTAATGCAGTATTAAATGAGCGTTGTCCGCGAACAGGCGTATTTCCACCTTCACTTAATGTAACTGTTTCAGATGATGTATTTTGAGAAAATGATAAACCATCTAATACCTGGATCTCAAAGGTATTAGAAGTTGTGCAACCAAGTGCGTTTATAACACCAGTTACAGCATTAACGTTGGTACTAAAAAATACCCGCGCGTTTCTAATAAGATTAAATGACATTTTTATTCCTTTTAAAGTTGTAGTACTAAATCAACTAGATATTTATCTGACATTTAGTATTACATTTTTTGAAAACGAACTTGAGCCGTTAATTCACCAACAGCATAAGGTGCTAGTAACCCCTCATCAGTTACTATAGATTGTACTAATATTTGTGTAATTGCATAGTGATTTACAGAGTCATATTCTATGTTTTGATTATTATCAATACATTTTTCAATATCTTCCAATAATTGCTCTAATTCTGTTTGTGAATTTTCACCCTTACAATATACTTTAATGGTTACTGTTAAAAAGCACCATGCAAATCCAGAAGGATGATACTCCCTATACTCTGGGCCTGCTGATGAATAAACGCATGGAAAGTCATTTACTTCTGACCAAAATTTTAAATAGGGATAAGCATTTTCAAAAATATTTATAGAATAAGGAGCATTACCATCTATTTCTATAAATTTATTAGTAAGTGCTTGTACTATACTAGTTCTTTTTGACATTATATACCCACGGCTCTTAATCTTGTTTTAAGTATATTTGTAGCTATATCTCTTATAGCTTTTTCTCCTAATAATTTAGGATCTCTAGTTATAGGATATTGTTGTACTCCACCTCTAGAGAAGGTTGCATAAGGATACTTCATATATGTAAAGAATGCAGATAAAGCACCATCCCTAGTTTGGCTAATACCTGTTACTTCAAAACTTTTAGCTAGTCTTCCAGTCCTATAATTTAATATATCATCTCTACTACCATCACCCATATTTTTCTTTATGTATTCAGCTATATAACTATTTAGTATATTTTGTAAATTTGTCAATGATACATAAGCAGGTGGAATTATAAATTCACTATTTATTCCTTTAGAACTAGTGAATTTAGACTGAGTTTTACTAGTCTGTATTTTTGAGGAAGTCTTTGCTTTTTCTTTTATAGATTTATCAGGTTTACCTAAAAAGGTATTTCTAATTTTATTTTTTATATCTTCAATAAAAGTATTTTTAAATAATTTTATCTCAGGTAATAATTTTGATATTTTATCAATAAATCCCTTAGATTCTACAATTGCTTTAACTTCCTGTTTTGCAGATGAATAGTGGATTATTAATATATTAGCTTTTATACTATTAACAAAATTACTTACTTCTTTATCTATGGACACGCTATAAGTGCCAAATCTTCTCTCTTCATATATTGCGTAATCTTTTAGTAAAGATTCAACCAGAATTTTAGATTGGGTTATTCCTACCTTATCATTGGGAATATTTATATTAGGTAAACTTATACTATTATCAGATATAGTATTAAATATACCAAAAAAATCTTTTATCTTCTGTCCTGTTGTTGAGTTAGGCTCTTCTCTAAGTATGTACGCTAAATCAACTGTTGAATCCTTACCAAAAATTTCTTCTAATTGTGAGTTTATCTTTTTTGATATTTCAACATTTAATAGTTCTGCTCCCGCAGCTTGATAACTATTAAATAAAACTCCCACTAAATTATCTTTAGAATTATTATTAGTGAATACTAAAGCAGGAGTATATTTTGAAACTAAATCAGATAGTAGTACTGATTTACCATTTACTAAAAAAGAATCCTTTTTTAAAATAATTGTGTTCTTATACTTATTTCTAAGATGATTAAATATTGAATCTCGAAACTGCCGAATACTAGATACTTTACTAGAATCATTTTGAGTCCTAAAATTATTTTCTATTCCGAATGATCTTTGTAATAGTTTCAAATTTAACGGTACAAAATGAGGTGAAATACTTATCCCCTTTTTTACAAAAAAAGAAAATTTATTTTGTATTACACTACTAATAGAGTCTATAGAAAACATTAGTTATAATCCAATATATACATATCTAGTACACGTTTGATATTAGAAGGTAGGGCAGTATCTGTTATATATTCTATTTGCATAGTAGTCGTATTAGTACGACCAACAGATTTTGCAGTAGCATCATTTTTTAAATAATATGTTAACAAGTCATATACTGCTAATGTAAGATCTGGAGGTACTGACGTAAACCCTGCATTATATACTAATCTATACCCTTTTAATACATATGGAAATTCCGTACTAGTTAATGGTCTTATAATATCCCCATCTATTACATAATCAACATATGCTTCTAGTGCTGTGTACGTTTGTCCATAATCAGTACTATAAAATAAATCTTGTACTGAAATTAAAGGTTGCTCTTGTACTACATAAAAAGGTATTCCACCATTAAAGTATTCTATCTTAGTATCTGTAGATACCCAATCTATAAAGTCACGTCTACAATATGTTTTTACAAAAGCACTAATCTTAGGTATTAGTAAATCAATTACAGTATCTTGATTAGTACTAGAGATACCCATATAGGCTTTATAATCCGCTTTTGTTATTAAATCAGCCACTATATTTCTCCTCTATGTTTTGTAATAAAACTATTTCTAATTTTATTACAAAACAGAACTCGTTAAGAGTTCTGTTAGAAATATTACGCGGTATAACGTAATACTGAAACTCCACCACCTAAATTGGTAGTCAATTGGGTCATACCAGTACGTAAACTAGAAACTAATACACGTCTTTGGGTTTCAACCAAGTCTTGCGTATCAAAACGTAATCCACGTTGATTTCCTACTAAGAAGTTTGCTGGAGCGAAAGCAACAACAGCTGCTTTAGTATCTGCTTTAGCTTCAAATTCACCGCTCAATAGAACAGGAGCACCTGCAACGAATCCAATCTGACCAGTTAGCAACGTAGCGCGATCAACACCGACTTTTTCTACCGTTTGGAAACTGGTATCATCTAACAAGTTGTAGTAAGCATCTTGAGATACGATATAAATCATGCCTGCTGGATCTAAGCCCCAATATCCTAAATCTTTACGCAACGAAACTAAATTAGCAATAGTAACGGCACCTGAACCTGCTGATACTGTAACGGTTGAAGAAGCGTCATAAGGAACTAATCCTTTAACTGGATCTGAGCCTGCCCCTGCACCGCGTAAGAAAGCGATATCAACTGCACGAGCAACTCTACGAACCATTGCATCACGGATTGTAGGTAACAATGCGATTAATGCATCTTCTTCTTCTTCATAAGCTAAGTATTCACGCGTAGCTACTTTGTAAGCATTTAACGTAATTTCAGTTAAAGCATGAGTTTGAGCAGCACCTGGAGAATTTGATGTACCAAATTGCGCATTGGTAATCCAAGTTGCTACACCTGCTTCAGGATTTACCGGGATTGTCATTACGTTAGTTTCCATTTGGATAGCGCGAATTGAATTAGCAACTACCAATCTACGTCTAACTTCTGCTTCCATATTTAATGAAACTTCCAATTCCCATGTAGCACTAGGCACATGAGCACCGAATTTTTCAACTAAACGTTTACCGAATTTTGTACCATCAATGCTTTTGCCCATAATAGTAGCAAGTAATACTGCTTTTTCTTTTTCTGCGTCACCTAAAGTGACATTGTTACTATTACCAAAAGTCATTTTAGATTGCGTTAATGCTTGAATTTCTAAAGCTTTTTGAGCTAGTTCAGCACGCAAATCTTCCATTGCTTTTTCTACAGAGGTATTAGCATCTGCTAAACGTTTCTCAACAACAGCTACTAATTTTTCAGCACCTGATTCAATTAATTGAACATCAGCGGCTTTTTTAGCTTCAGCTTCTTTAGCTGCTTTTTCAGCTGCGGCTTTTTCTTCAGCTTCCTTAGCTTCTTTCTCTGCTGCTGCCTTGGCGATTATTTCTGCGGTAGCCTGAGCTGCTTTTGCTGCTGCTTCTGCTAACATTGCTTGCATTTCTTCTTTTGTCATATCATCCTCATTTGATAATAAATGGTCTGAGTTTTCAAGCCCTTTAGCTGAAGCATCAGTACCTTTAATAAAACACTCTTTAAAAGATTTGAACTCATCCGCAGTCTCGAACGACTTAGAAATATTAAACAGAGAGTTTTGATTCATTGGTATGCTAACAACACTAATTTCTAGTAGTTCTAGCTCGGTGATAACGAAAACATC